TCTTTCCCTACACGACGCTCTTCCGATCTGTAATCCAACGGCATATGAAAGAAATCGGCCAGCACCTCCAATTTAGAGAGGCTAATATCTTTTGTACGTCGGAAATAGCTCATTGTCTGTTTGCTTTTCTTGAATAGCAAGCTAATTAAATCCTGCTGTTGCTCCTTTGTCAAACCTGCATACAGGTTATCTATTAAATCTAAATTCAACATAATGCTATATAATATTATAATGGTGTTATGTTAATTTGTACTAATATGCCCAATATATTGAGCAATACATTTTGTTTTCTCCAATATTTGTACTACTTTTGCATGCAAATATAATCAAAATCTCAGATATACAATCAGAGAATAGTATTTTTTTGCGATAAAATATTAAGCAAATGACACAAAAGGAAATTGCAGACTATTATAGTAGGCTATCGAACGGTGAGAAAGGGCGTTTTACCGCTTTCCTTAGTATGACACTCGGAGGCTCTCCTCATACTTGGCAGCAAAAGATATTGGGATGGACTCGCAATATAATGGGCAGGCCCATGTCACCTGTTGTTGAAAAGGAACTAACTTCAATTATCGAGAAAGACAAATGGAGGATGTCGTATTAAAATATTAAGCATCGACGTATATAATGAAGCGAATAAAGGACAAATACATAGACATTGTAAAATCACGAGTTGATATTTGCCAGCTCGTGGTAGACCTCTGTCCTGGCACGGTGTTAAAGCCGTCTGGACCACATAGAAAGAAATGCTGTTGTGTCTTTCATCAAGAGGAAACCCCCTCCTTGATGTTGGACACCACAATGAACCGTTACAAATGCTACGGATGTGGGAAAAGCGGCGATGTCATTTCTTTTGTAGAGGAGTGCCAAGGCGTTGGATTCATTGACGCTATCCGATGTCTTTTGGATATGTACTGTCCCGATGTCGATACACATGATCTTTTTGACCAAAGCACGACCCCAGAGCAGGAGGAACGTGACAGAAAAGCAGAAACCATGTATATCTATAACCAGTACGCCCAAGAGTTCTTTCGAGCACAGTACGAAGCAGACAATGATGAAGCAGCTGCGTGTCGTAGATACGCCGAAAAAACGGATGGCTCAACAAGTGGACGATGGGATAAGGATTTCTGCCGAACATTCGGTCTTGGCTACAGTCCAGCAAGAGGGAACAAATTTCTTCAATATGCAAAGGATAAGGGACTAAATCTGCAAATACTGGTTGAGATTGGTTTGCTCGGAGAGGATGACAGTCGTCCAGGTAACTACTACGACTTCTACCGTGGGCGCTTGATGATACCGCAGCGTGATAGATATGGCAGAGTACAGACCTTCACGGCAAGAAGCATCAATCCACAGGCGGCTGTCAAATACCTCAATGGACGCGACAGCCTTATATACCGAAAGAGCACATCCATTTTTGGCATTGATATAGCCATGAAAGCTGCGCGTCAATCGGGTAAGGTGTATCTTGTAGAGGGCGCACCGGATGTTATGCGTCTTCAATCATTGGGTATAGCCAATGTGATAGCCTCACTCGGAGGCAGTTGGTCAAAGGAACAACTTGGATATTTCAGCAAGTTCAGTTGTAGTCTGTGCTTCATCCCTGACAGCGATAAGCCCAAGGATGGTGAGAAATTTGGAGCTGGAGAAAAGTTCGTGTTTGCCAATGGCAGACTGGCAACGGAGATGGGCTTTCTAGTCTCAGTGCGTGAAATACCCAAAGAAGGTAACGCCAAACAAGACGCAGACTCGTACATCACCTGTCTTGAACGTTGGGAAGGTCTGACAGAAAAGGACTTCATACTTTGGTATGCCGACAAACACTACGATACAGAAAGCACCAACGATGACCAGCTGAAAGTTATCAGCGATGTATGCGACCTGCTTGTCAACATACAATCGGAGGTGCTTCAAGCTTCTCTGTTGACGGATCTGAAAGACAAATACCGTAAAGCCTCTGTTTGGAAAGGCGCTTTAGCAGACGCTGCAAGAAGACGGCAGGAGCAGAAACGGAGACAAGCCATCAAAAAGTCAGATGAGCTTGAAGGCTATCGTTTCTACAGAAAGGGCTATCACTATTACGACCTTGACCCACAAGGACGTGAAAGAGCTTGGACGAACTTCATCATTCGCCCATTGTTCCTCATTGCTGATGACAACAAGCCAAGCCGTATCTTTGAATTGGAAAATGAAAACCGCATCAAACGAACCATAGAGCTACAGCAAGCCGACGTGACAAAGCTTGACCGCTTCAAAGAGAAAATCGAAGGCAAGGGCGACTTCCGCTTCTTCGAGAAACAGGAAAAATACGAGTTATTGAAAGCATACATCTACGGCAAGACAGAAGAAGCACAGCGAGTACCGCAATTGGGGTGGAACAATATAGGTGAGAGAGGCTTTTATGCTTTTACCAATGGTATTGTATATGAAGGAAAGTGGAAGCCTGTCGATGACTATGGCATCATCCGACTTGACAATGAGAATTTTTACTTGCCAGCTCTTTCAAAGATACACAAGCGCAACAAGAATGCCTATGTCAATGAAAGACGTTTCATCCATGCCCCAAAGCGTGAGGTTGCTGCCCAAGAATACTTCATGTTGCTCCATGAGTTATATGGAGATAATGGTATAGTAGCCATCTGCTTTTACCTCGCCACATTGTTTCGTGACATCATCACTGATACGACACGCTCTTTCCCTATATTGAATATCTACGGCAAGAAAGGCACTGGAAAGACAGAGTTTGCGCTGTCGCTCATCAATCTGTTCCAGAGAAATCCAGAAGTCAGCAATTTGGACAGCACCACCTACTATGCTATGGGTGACAAATGTGCTGAAGTCAGCAATATGCTCGTCCATTTTGATGAATACAAAAACTCGTTGAGCAAGAAGCATATAGACTTTCTGAAAGGTATCTATGACAATGCCGGACGTTCGAAAAGGTCAGCAGACGGGGAGCGAAGGGAGTCCACGAATGTAGACTGTGGTGTTGTGCTCACCGGGCAAGAGATGCCAACGGCAGATATAGCCCTGTTTTCAAGAGTTATCTTCTTGGAGTCTCAGAGAAGTGAGCGAACGAAGGAAGAAACTGACAAGTACCAGACATTCATGAAATTGCGTAATATGTGTCCGACCAATATAACAGTCAGTCTGATGCGTTATCGCGACAACTTTAACGCAGGATGGTTCAATGCATGGAAAAGAGCCTTGGGTGAGATAAAGAGCGAGGTGGATTACAGTACCATAGGAGAACGCTTCATCAATAACTGGGCAATGATGTTGGCGACCTACTATTGTCTGCATTCCATAGCGGAAGAGCTTCCTTTCTCCGAGAAAGAAGTGCATGACATTTGCATTGAGGGACTGAAGTACCAACATTCATTGTGCAACAGCACGGACGAGATAGCAGTATTCTGGTCGATGTTCTCCAAGGCAAGACAACTTGGAGACATAAGGGAAGGACAGGACTACAAGGTTTGCCTGATGAAAACGTTGAAAGTGACAGCAAAAGGCAAGCAGCGCAAGGTGGTAGACTTTGAAACGGACAGATACGTCCTCTTTATAAGGGAGAAAATCTGTATTGCTAAGGCAAACATACAAGCAAGAAGAGAAGGCAAAGTTCTTATACCAGACGAGTCATTGCTCTCTTACCTTGTATCGACCCCGGACTACTACGGAAAAACTAACTCTCCGTTGAAGTTCTATATCCTTGACGAGAATGGAAAGCCGACAAGAAAAGCCAATGATTCAGGAAGTGCATCGCTTGTGTTTGACCAAGAACGTGCGCTTGCGTTTGACTACCAGTCCATTTGTGGAAATTACGACATCAACCTTGTCACGGTATCTGAGCCAGAAAAAGATAAGTTCAATAACGAATAGAATGATATGGCATCACAAAATAACATCTATCCTCTTTTCTTCATATTGGAAAGGGTGCGTAATGGTTACATTCTTACTGCAAAGGAAGAAACAGGAGGATTAAAAGAAGCTGAATTTCGCAAGGAGGTGGTATCAGAAGACAAAATCAACGCTCGGATAGGTCAGATGCTCCACCTTGATGCAATGGTGAAAGAGCGTCCCGTTGTGTTTCATGTAGAAGCAGTCGGTGAAAGCACATACCAGATGGCGAACGAACGTTCTTCTGATGAACTGACGGAAGCAAAGCTCGCCTATGTCCACATCAACAGTAAGGATATAAAGGACGGCTCCATTCTGTCCTTGCTGATTAAGGACACCGACTCGATTGAGGTCTATGGCTTTGAGGCTGAACGAGCAGCCAAAAGCAACAACATTCCACTGTTCAGAGTCAATGGAGTGCCTGTGCTAAGTTTTCCCAATACCAAGGATGGCAAGAAAGCCTTGGCGACTTGCGTTGGCAGGACACTACTCACGGAAATCAGCATCCAACAGCTTACAGACTGGTACCATTCCCACAAAGTATTGATGGAAAAGGAGAATAAGAAAGGGAAATAGGCATATAATTTTGAGCAGAAAGATACAGAATATTGTACGGCTGTAAAGTTCTCAATATAAGGAAGTATCACGCTCAATATATTAAACGACATAATTAAATAATTTGAGAAATGAGCACAAGAATTATCGCCGTAGCCAACCATAAAGGTGGTGTCGGCAAAACCACAACAGTAGCAAATCTTGGAAGTATTCTTTCCAAGAAAAGTTTCCGTGTGTTGTTGATTGACCTTGACGCACAGGCCAATCTCACAACTTCGTTGGCATCCTCTTTTGATGGAGCCACAATCTACGAAGCACTGACCGGCAAGGTGGAAACCTTACCAGTCATTGAAATCACAGACAGTTTGCACCTCGTTCCTGCATCCTTGACACTTGCCATGGTTGATGTGGAACTTTCCACAGCCATAGCAAGGGAGAGCATCCTGTCTGAAGTTCTGGAGAAAGCGGAAGTCTCAACAAAATACGACTTCGTGTTGCTTGACTGCCCTCCCTCTTTGGGCTTGGTAACGCTCAACGCCTTTACAGCCGCTACCGACATTGTCATCCCTCTCGTTTCTGAGGTGCTACCATTCAAGGGACTGACCATGATTAACGATTTCATCAATATGGTAAGCCGAAAGCTCAACCCCCAAGCTCACATTACTGGCATCCTTATCACACGGTGGGAAGGAAGCAAGTTGTCAAAGGGCATTGAAGAAAAATTGCGTGAGGCAGTAGGTGACATCGTTTTCAATAGCAGAATACGCAAGAACATCCGTCTTGCAGAAGCCCCCTTGGAAAGTCGCAGCATTCTGGACTACGACAAGAATTGCAACGGAGCCAAGGATTATCTGTTGTTCGCAGAAGAGTTTCTAAATAGAATGACACAAGTATAGGAGGATTGACTATGGACAATAAAAGTCTGGATGCATTGTTCACTGGACTTACGGTGACGGGCAACCCACAATCGGAGACAACGAACACACCAAGAACGTCCGAAAAGGGAAAGAAGGGAAAACAGTTGTCGGCACGAGCAAAGCAGAAAAAGCTGGAGAAAGAGAGACAAGAAGAACGGTTCTGTACAATAGTTAGCTCTGACCTTCTGAAAAAAGTGCGCATAATTGCCACTCGTGAAGGGTTACAGATTAAAGATGTAGTGGAAGCTGCATTTGAGAAAGCCATCAGTAACTATGAGCGGAAACATGGAAAAATAGAAGACGACCCTAAGAAGAACGTAAAGGATCTCTTCTGACTTCGAACATCATTATATATATCGATACATCATAATTGATTGTGTAGGAATACTCAATTATTATGTCGTGGTGGCAGGTTGTTGTGAAACACTCTGCCACTTACGCTATTTATACCATTCTAATACAAAGGAAAAATACAATTCTTTGGTTCTATTCTATATTCTCGTTAGAACCAATCTACCATTATTCCATTGGAAACCCCTGTTATTTGGAACTTTATATAAAGATAGTGGGCCATGCATGGTAATTTTGTGTTCGCAATTCACGAATTACCAACAAAAAATGAATGATTATGAGTCCATTTATAATTTTCGTTATCGTATTGACCATCGCATATGTATTGTACTATGCGACCATAATAACAATGGATCTAAACGCGAAATCCAAGAAAGAAGGAGAACATGAGGAAACCATTTCTGCAAGTGATACAAAAGAAGCGGAAGAAGAAAATGCTCCACAGACCGTCTTGGAAGATACCAAAACTGGAGGCTTCTCATTTTTAGAGTCAACCGAGGCAATGGAAAATCCTGTCGAAGAAGCTGCAGAAACAGATCCTGCACCAGCAATAGACGAAGGCATCCTGCCTGAGACTACAGAAACTCCGACAGACGCGAATAGAGACAATCATTTGGGTATGGAATACATGTCATCACAGGAAGACAATCTTGAGAATGACGATGACAAAGAGGCTTCTATTTCAACTTCAATGTTCCACGAAGAAGCCACATCAGAAGAAAAGCAGGAAGAACTTTTTGATGAAAGCAAGGCTTTTGACCAGGATTTGACCCAACCGCAATATGCAATCAGCTCCATCATTGACAATGAGAAAGACGCAGCCTTGATTCAGCGAATAGACGCAATAAACCAAAGGTTGGTGGATTGCAAGACTGAGGGCGGATTAAGAAACCCAATGCAACTTGCCAGTGAGATACGAGAAAACAGAGAACATAGCAATATCGACTTCCAAGATGAATACACCCAATGCTAATATCCCATACAGACTATGCACTGCACTATTGGCTGTATTATGCATTCAAGATGTTTCGGCCAGATGTGGGTCTGTTGACTATTCATGGGGAGCGGATGGACTTGCCGAAGCAACCGCATTCGTTGGCACCATGATGATATACACTGTGGAAATTCTGTATGCCGTGGCAGGTATTGTGGTGATTGTGGCCGCATTGCAAATCGGTATAAAGATGAACTACCATGAGGGAGACATCACCAAAAGCATGATGATGCTTTTCGGTGGCATTCTCTTTATGATCGGTGCTTCAATTGTCATGCCAGCATTGTTCGGCTATCAAGACATGAATTTCGTATTTTAGACTATTTAATCGCGAAAAAAATAGAGTTATCACAAATTGTAGAACTAAAAAATTAGAAAGTCAATGAAAAAGTTTTTTTCAAACGTCTTTACTCCCATTAAGGCGAAAGTGTCTCACGCAAGGAATCGTGCAAGACTCATGATGATGGGTGCAGCGATTGCCGCTCTAACTCCTATCGGTGCTTCTGCGCAGAACCTGGCCGGTACTGGCTATGATGCAGGAACTTCCGCATTGGAGGAGGTCGCATCCGAGTTGGTCAAGTACATTCCGTATGTAGTCAACTTGTGTTATGCTCTTGCTGGTATCTTTGCCATTGTCGGTGCCATCTCTGTGTACATCGCCATGAACAACGAGGAGCAGGATGTCAAGAAGAAGATTATGATGACCGTCGGTGCTTGTATCTTCCTTATTGCCGCTGCCAATGCCCTCCCGCTCTTCTTCGGTATCAGTAACTAATCCAAACGTCGTGTTATGGCAGATATGATAGAGACAAACATGGAATACCAGATGTTTAAGGGATTGCAGCGTCCTTTGGAGTTCATGGGACTTCAGGGACGCTACATCACTTGGGCAGCCGTCACCGCCGGTGTCGGTATATTGGGCTTTATGTTGGTTTACGCTCTGGTTGGATTTCTTGTCGCATTGGCATTTGCAGCAGTTTCCATAAGTAGTGGAATTGGCCTTATAATGGTCAAGCAACGAAAAGGACTCTACTCAAAGAAAAACGACAAGGGCATTTATATCTATGCTTACAGAGAGCGTTTGTGAAATCATTTACAGCCGATGGGAAATGTAAAGTTATAACATAGTAAACAATCAACGGGTAGGCTCGATCCACGGCGGTAAGAGTCTACCCTTACTTGTATAAACAAAAGCAATGGTCATTTACGTTATCATTTTTCTGATTGCCGTATGCCTTGGCATGGCAATTTCCGTGTATTCTTTCGGTACAGGGAGCAAACGAGCCAAAATCTTCAAAGAAATCTATTTCTCCATCGAGGACATAGATGGTATCGGTGTGTTATACACCAAGACCGGTGAGTTTTCTGCCATACTTACAATGCAGAACCCAGTACAGAAATTCTGCGCTGACATAAATGAGTATAATTCTTTCTCCAATCTGTTGTCATCACTGATGTCAACCCTTGGTGAAGGCTATTCCATCCACAAGCAGGATGTTTTCACGAAAAAGAAGTTCCAATGTACGGACGAGGGCAACAAGGAGTTCCTATCTGAAAGCTATTTCAGGTACTTCAAGGGAAGAGAGTATACGGATTGTAGCACATATATCGTCATTACACAAGAGAACAAGAAAAACCGTCTGTTCAGTTATGATGACAAGAAATGGAAAGACTTTCTTGTCAAAGTCGGCAAGGTGAGGGACCAGCTTCGTGACCGTGGCGTTTCTTCACGCTTCTTGTCTGCCAGTGAAGCTAAGCTCTATGTTGACCAGTATCTTTCCCAGAACTACACGAGCAAAAATGTTTCTTTGAACAACTTCAATGTCAAGGATGACCAAATCGGCATCGGAGACAGAAAGTTCAAGGTATATAGTTTGGTGGATGTGGACAGCATTGTCCTGCCGACGCTTATCCGTCCATATACCAACATCGAGGTCAACAATATCAGTATGCCTGTGGACTTGATGTCTATGGTGGATAGCATTCCAGAAGCAAAGAGCGTTGTCTTCAACCAAGTAATCTTCCTGCCAAGTCAGAAGCAGGAGATGAGTAGGTTGGCAAAGAAGAAGAATCGCCATGCCTCCCTTCCCAACCCAAGCAATCAGATTGCCGTAGAGGACATCAAGAAGGTAGAAGAGCTGATAGCAAGAGAAAACAAGCAGCTTGTATATTGTCACTTCAACCTTGTGGTCACTGTCGATGTGAAGGCGGATCTTCAAAAATGCACCAATCATCTGGAGAACACTTTCGGACGTATCGGCATTCAGATAAGTCAAAGAGCTTACAACCAATTGGAGCTGTTCGTCAGTACCTTCCCAGGCAACTGCTATTCGCTGAACAAGGATTATGACCGATTCCTTACCCTAAGCGATGCTGCCGGATGCTTGATGTATAAGGAAAAACTCCCCAAGAGCGAGGACACACCTTTGAAGGTCTATTATACAGACCGTCAAGGAGTGCCTGTAGCTATTGATATTTCCGGTAAGGAAGGCAAGAGGAAACTGACGGACAACAGCAATTTCTTTTGTTTGGGTCCAAGTGGAAGTGGCAAATCGTTCCACATGAACAGTGTAGTACGCCAGTTATGGGAGCAGAATACCGATGTAGTTATGGTTGATACCGGTAACTCCTATGAGGGACTGTGTGAGTATGTCGGTGGGAAATACATCAGCTATACGGAAGAACATCCTATCACAATGAATCCTTTCCGCATACAACGAGAGGAGTTGAACGTGGAGAAAATGGACTTTCTGAAGAACCTTATCATGCTCATTTGGAAAGGCAACTCCGCCATACCGACAAAGATAGAGGAGTTGCTTATTGAGCAGGTTATCAAGGAGTACTACGAAGCCTATTTCGTTGGCTTTAAAGGCTACAACAAGTCCCAGATAGATGCCCTGCACAAGAAATTCCTCATTGAGACAGCCACAGAGGGCAAGCCTACCGACACCAACAAAGAGGTGGAGGAACGTATCTGGAAGAAAATTAAGGAAATGGAAGACAGACGCAAGGCTTTGGTTGTTGATGAATTGTCATTCAACAGCTTCTTTGAATACAGTACTGAGCGCATACCTTACATCTGCAACGAGAACAAAATTACGGGGATTGACCTTTCGTCTTACAACTACTCTTTGTCTGAGTTCTACCGTGGCGGCACATATGAGCGAACTTTGAATGAGAACATAGACAGTAGCCTGTTCGACGAGACCTTCATCGTGTTCGAGATTGACACCATCAAGGACAACAAGACTCTTTTCCCTCTTGTAACGCTTATCATTATGGATGTTTTTATCCAAAAGATGCGCATCAAAAAGAACCGCAAGGTGCTTGTCATTGAAGAAGCATGGAAAGCCGTGGCATCCCCAATGATGGCAGAATACATCAAGTATCTGTATAAAACAGCCCGAAAATTTTGGGCTATGGTGGGTGTCGTTACGCAGGAGTTGCAGGATATTATTGGTAGTCCGATTGTCAAGGAAGCCATTATCAACAATTCAGATGTTACCATTCTTCTCGATCAGGGAAAGTTCAAGGAGCGTTTTGATGACATCAAGGCTGTACTTGGACTGACTGATGTGGAGTGCAGGAAGATATTCACAATCAACCGTCTGGAGAATACGGAGGGACGAAGCTTTTTCCGAGAAGTCTTCATCCGTCGAGGTCTGGCCAGTGACGTGTATGGTGTCGAGGAACCAAGGGAATGTTACATGACCTATACGACAGAGCGAGCTGAGAAAGAGGCATTGAAACTCTACAAGGAACAACTTCAATGCAGCCATCAGGAAGCCATTGAAGCCTATTGCCGTGACTGGTCTCTTTCGGGCATAAGCAAATCCCTTGCCTTTGCGCAAAAAGTGAACAATGCAGGGCAAGTACTTAACTTAAAACAGAATAAATAGACAATAAAACCAAAGATAATGAGACACTTTGCCATCATATTAACCATCATATTCTCCTTGGCTGTGAACACAGTCCAGGCACAGTATGCCAGTGTCAATGTGGATTACAAGACAATGGAAGCCATGTCTGAAGCCTTTACGATAGAGGCCGCAATGGAGGCTCTTCACAATGAGAACCTTCAAAAGATTTATGATAGTTATAAAGCAGCTGAAATTGCCAGTGCAGGTATCTTTTCTTCCAAGTACCTTGACAGAAAGGCTCTTACCAATCTCAATCTTTGGGACGACAAGAAAGAGAACTACTATTATAACCGTATCTATAACATAGTAAGCAAGAGAATTATTCCAAAGACCATCACCTGCGCACAGCTTATGGTCGAGGATCCTTCTACGGCAATCTACTGGGGCAGCTATCTTTTGAAAACCACAGAAGACGTAAAGTCCCTTTGCCAGCAATTTGAGAGTGTTGTGACAAACAGCACCCTCAGCTTCAAAGATATAGCCTTTTTACAAATAGCCGAAGAACTGAAAGCTGTGTTCAATATCACCCAATTAGGTGGAATCGATTGGAAGAATCTTTTTGAACACCTTGGGGATGACATAGAAAACAGTTTTACCAAAGAAAATTTGGAAAAAGACTTGGACAATCTTATCGGGAAAGGTGTTGGTATGGCCAATGCCGGTTTTAACAATGGAATGAACGAATTGCTGAAAGGAACCAGTTTCGATGGAACCTTTCAGCAGAAACTTGGCAGCATATTGACCTTTGTGGATAATGCAAGCGGTTTGTATGCTGATTTCAAGAACAGTTCCACGCAGCATGTGTTGAACAGACTTGTGGGTGAAGATAAGATTAAAGACCTTTTCTGTATTGGTGACTATAATCTCACACGATGGATTGATGACTATTCCCAAGCCTCGCAAGGTCAATACTATACACAAAGAGTGTATATCTACAGACGAGACTACGGCTCGGAAACACTCTGTGATTACATTCCGCCCAAGGATGACGATGCCATTTTGTATGGAGACCATTGGTATAGGATAGGCACAAAGGATCCTGACTTTTCTCCAAGTTCCTTCCAATATGAGGCAATACTATCAAATTCAGAAACTCATGCAGGATGGAGCAGAAAACGGGTTGCGGAATTAAATGCGCAAGACTCCAAGAACACGTATAGAATAAACAACTACATTTCAGCCTACATATTGAGCAAAAAGAAAAGTGGGCAATATGCAAAGGCATACGCTTATTCAATCAATGTAACAAAATCGTGGGACGTAAAAGAAGAAGTATACGAAGCGGTCTATGACAGCTACAGTATGGACTGGAATACATTTATGGCTCAGATGAATGCAAGGTTGACACAATATAATGCTAATGGTGACCATAAGGAAATCAACAACGCCGATGACTTGCAGGACTATATGAACACTCACCCCAACGAGTCCAACTACACCTATTATATAGGTTATGACACCCGACACTACTATACCGCCACAGATGCACGCAAGATAGCAGGTGCTTCTACAGCTACATTCAGTATAACCTGCCATGATGGAGGAACATTAGGAAAAGGCAGCACAACCTACAAATGTGACAAATGTGGTAGAAGTGTAAGTGAGCATACAAAGAGCTGTTCCATGCGTTCTACATTAAACGGTGATGGTGGAGCGGTACAGACTGGTGAGCTTGAAGCCAAGCTCACACAACTCCAACAAGAAGTTGACTACTTACAAAAGGAGTTGGATGCGCTCAACAAGGAAAACAGCGAGTTGTTACGCAAGATGTCCAATGCTGCCACAACTGAGGAATACAACACCTATCGTACCAAATACGAAAATAACAAGAAAAAGATAAATGAACTACAGTCGCAGTTTGACAGCACCAATGACATCATCGTCCAGACCAAACAAGCCATAAAGGAAGCAGAAGATGGAGAGAAGGCTCAAACGGATGATTACAACAGAATACCTCAACTGATGAAAGCCATGAAAGATGCTTACGGCATCACATGGACGGACAATGGTTCTTGGACCGGCTACACGTTCATCCGTCATGGAACTGTGGGCAGCGTCAAGGGTGAGGTCACCTTCAAAGCATCCCTTTCCATTGCGAGAAAACCAAAGTATTTCATGGGCATCAAGATACACCGTGCAATCGTACAGATAGACTGGCAATTGACGAGCAGTTGGAGTGACACTTCCGTTGTTGAGACTATGGAACTGGATTCCAATAACACTGATGAAGAAAATGCAAGACTCGTCAACCAACGCATAAGCGAACTTGCCAAAGATCATCCCAACTGCGATGTCACCGTAGAATATTCCAAGACTCCAGGAATAGAAACCGATGATACGGATGGAGTCAGGCATTTGCTATGGGCAAGTGACAGACTGGAAATTGCCCGAAGCATAGAGGCACGCCTTGCAAGGATATATACCGACCTTGTTATGGTGGAAAAGTTCCTCCATTACAAGCATAGCCTCTTAGATTGGGTACATGACCTTGTTCCCAAGCTAAATGCAGACAAAGACAGGAAGCTCACTATTGCTGAACGTTGTCGTAGACGATGGCTGCATAACAGCGGAAGTGTATACTATGAATGGGAAGATGAAGACAATGAATATGAGTAATATCAGTAACATATAAATATGTGTAAAATGAATAATACAGGTAATACAAAACACGATGACAACCATGTGCAGAAATGGCTCATGCTTGTATTGACGTGCATATTCCAACTGTCACCCATTGGAGTAAAGGCACAGCTTGTTCCACGTGACATTCCCACAATAGAAGCATACATCAACGACCACAAGAAGCAACGCAGTCTATTGTTAGCACGATCCACGCTTGAAGAAAGTAACAAACTCCTGCATCAGGCAAGCAAGGTAACACATCGTGAATACCGAGATGTAAATTTGGAACTTGACAAATACACCAAAGCGTTTGACGTGATAGACCTTGTGTACAACACTGTCAGTACAGGCTTTAACGTTTACCGAACCTATGATACTGTATCAGATAAAATCGGGAAGTACAAGTCGCTGTTGTCGGACTTCAATGAAAAAATTGTCAAACGAAAGCGTTTTGAAACTGCAGACACCCTCTTGCTTGCCGTCAACGTCAGAGCCGTGAGGAATTTAGCTGCAGAGTGTCAGAACCTATACACTTCCGTAACAGTACTTGCTGCCTATGCTAGTGGCAAAGTCCATTGTACTACAGCGTCAATGATGCTGATGATAGAGAATATCAACAAATCGTTAGACCGTATAAAATCCATAGTTAACACGGCCTATTTCCAGACATGGAAGTTCATAAAGGCAAGAACGAGTTATTGGAAATCAGAACTGTATCGTTCAAAGACCATAAGAGAGGTGGCCAACGATGCCTTAGGGCGGTGGATGGAAGCCGGAATGCTTGATTATTAACACCGAAATCACAACGACATGAAACCATATAAAATAGCAATGGCTATCATAATGATGGCGGTTACAGCAAATACATTTGGCCAGTCAATGACCTACAACCATGATGCTTCAAAGATGGGACAGATACAAGTTATGGAGTTAGGAGCAGGCGTTCTAACCCCAGACTTATACTACTCCATTACGCACAGTAGCTATAAAAAAGGAGCTAAGTCAGTCACATCCGTCAAAAACACTTTGCGTATGGGCGCAAATATAGCCTCTATGCCTCAGGTGGAATATGCCGACAGTATCAAGGCAGATTTGGAAGGACGGGCAAAGGTGGAAGCTACAAACATCGCAGACAGGCAAATAGACATCGCCTGGTTGACTGAAGGTGAGAGAATACAAGCAAAGTTGCGAGCCTTCAAATCAAATATCGGCAGCTTGAATGGAAAAACATGCAGCGAGGAAATAACGGCATGGGAAGACCTTGGAAAAATGTATGACTTTGCCATTAAGACCACTAAAAAAGCATATATGCCAAACAGCGAACGGCAAAAGCAATATCTCGCCATATATGATGAGATAACAACAACAAATGACAATCTTCTATTGAGAATACGTTATTTGGCTACAAAACGCCAAGCTGACAACATTGTAGCAGCCATGACACAATTCCATCATAGGGTTAGTGAGAATGCAACCGCATCATACAACAGGTGGCGTAACAGCGCAAACGATGCAGGAACCGTAAAACATAAAACAAAAAGATAACAGCGTATGACAAATGACAGTACAGCGGTAGACTTTGGCATCAATCTGCTTGAAGAGGAGATTGATGATGTAATATTCCGCACAAACGAGTTTCTGACGGATGCCACTTTCACCGGTGGACAAGGGCCGTTCTGGTGGATTCTCCAGATGTCAATGGCTCTTGCCGGATTGTTCGCAATCATCATGTGTGCAAATATGGCTTACAAGATGATGGTCAAGCGTGAGCCGTTGGATGTAATGAAACTGTTCAAGCCATTGGCGATTAGTATCATCCTTTGTTGGTGGTACCCACCTGCAGATACAGGTATTGGTGGTGGAAGAAGTTCATGGTGTGCCTTGGACTTCCTTAGCTACATACCCAATGCTATAGGTAGTTACACCCATGACCTCTATGAAGCGGAAGCAGCGCAAGTGGAAGACAGGATGGCTGATGTCCAACAGTTGATGTATCAGTTGGGCGATGAAGCCTCTGATCCGATGTCCACAATCAAGGCTGCAAGCAATGCGGTCAGCACATTACTCACCCAAAGCAGTGTCCAGGACGTGACTGATGCCGATGCTGCAGCCCAAGATGAAAAGAACATCGTAAAGGCAGAAATGACAAGCACGTCAGCTGGGCTTGTGATGATGATAGACAAGATAATCATGCTCATAGCGTTGATAACTTTCCGCATTGGTTGGTGGGGAACCATCTACTGCCAACAGATACTGTTGGGTATGCTCACCATTTTCGGACCAATACAATGGGCTTTCTCGCTATTGCCAAAATGGGAAGGAGCATGGGCGAAATGGATAATACGCTATCTTACCGTCCATTTCTATGGAGCAATGCTGTATTTCGTAGGCTTCTATGTATTGTTGTTGTTTGATATTGTCATCAATATCCAGTACAATGACCTTGCAGCTGTTACCGCTACGGATGAGACCGTTGTCAATTATCTGCAAAACGCATTCTTCTCCGCTGGCTATCTGATGGCTGCAAGTGTTGTTGCCTTGAAATGTCTCAATCTTGTTCCTGACCTTGCAGCATGGATGATACCAGAAGGTGACACAGCTTTCTCAACAAGAAGTTTTGGTGAAGGTATAGCTACGTCAATGAGACAATCAGCCAGTCGTGTAGTAGGCATTTAACAATCTTGAAAAAGTAAACAATATGGTAATAAAAAATTTAGAGAACAAAATCAAGCTTGTGCTTATCCTCTGTTCCTTGTTTCTCGTTGGATGCGTGGTCATTTCTCTTGGCAGCATCTGGACTGCACGGACAATGGTTGATGATGCACAGAAGAAAATCTATGTACTTGATGGCAATGTGCCGATACTAGTAAACCGCAGCACAATGGAAGAGACCCTGGATGTGGAAGCCAAAAGCCATGTAGAGATGTTCCATCATTATTTCTTCACATTGGCTCCAGATGACAAGTACATTAAATATACGATGGAGAAGGCTATGTATCTCATAGATGAGAGTGGACTTGCACAGTATAATGCGTTGAAGGAGAAAGGCTTCTATGGAAACATCATGGGAACCAGTGCCGTATTCAGCATTTTCTGTGACAGTATCAAGTTCAATAAGGAGAATATGTCATTCATATATTATGGAAGACAACGTATAGAGCGACGTACATCTGTTCTGATGCGTGAACTCGTTACTGAAGGTTTTGTCAAGAGGGTGCCAAGAACGGAAAACAATCCTCATGGCTTGCTCATAGTCAACTGGCGTACTATTCTGAACAAGGACATTGACCAGAAAACAAAATCCAACTATTAAACATACAGCATATGAATATCAAGAAAGTAATATTAGGGGAGAAAGTCCCGGACAAGGATGACCCCACCTACAAGAAACGGCATGAAGAAGGCGTTGAAGCCGGGAAGTCCTTTGCAAGGACTATGCGTTTGGATAAGGCGGCTGCTAAGGTTCAGCATTTTGCATCCACCTACCCCAAGCTTTTCCTATGCCTGATTTTCGGATTTGTCCTTTTCAGTGTTGGCTTGAACCTTTACAGGATGTCAACAGCTGTCAGTTACCGAAGCAAGCCGTCAAGTGCAGTGGTACGTCAGGAGAAAGAGTTACACTTCAATCGCCATCATGCCAATGACGGAGAGAAAAAAGAAATAAAAACAAACAACAACGTTCAAAGAGAAGAATATGGACATTAAAGACAAGATAAACTATCGGCAGCCGAAATATATGCTCCCTGCCATCATCTATTTTCCTCTCCTGTTCTTTGGATATTTCTTCTTTCGTTTTTTCAACACAGAAAAGGCGGAGGTGAACAATAAGATGCAGACAACGGAATACTATAATGACAAGTTGCCAGATGCGAACCTCAAAGGTGATGGTATCGGTGACAAGTATAGTAATATGGTCAACAATTTCGGCAAGATAAAAGACGAGTCTGCTGTAGAGAACATAGAGAGGGGCAATGAAGACCAAAAAGAGGAATACAATTCACAATATAGTGATGCCGAGGTTGCCGCTATGGATCAGCAAAGTGATGAAGCGCAGCAATCCATGGAAAGACTGCGTAGATTACAAGCACAGATTAAGGAGCAACAGGCAAAAGATGAGAACGTCACTGGATCACGGATTAGTGGCAATACTGAAGACGAGGAACAAACCCTTGAAAATCTCCGCAAGGCATTGGAAGAAGCTCAGAATGAGGGCAAATCTCATGTCGGAACCACAGAAGGAAGTTCTGAGGAATACCACAATCAGTCCGCTCAAAAAGTCAAGAAGAACGACAATGAAGACAAAAAGGTCGTAAACGAGCATTCTGTCAGTGAGATTTCTGAAGATGCCAAAGCTGAAGAGGTTGTCAAGAAACAGAAAGAGACCTCTGACTATTTCAATACCATCGTTTCCAACGAACCAGAACATAAGCTTATCAGAGCCATAGTAGACGAGAATGTCAAGGCGGTTGATGGAAGCCGTGTCAGACTGAGACTCCTCGATGACATAGATATTGGTGACAGAACTATCACCAAAGGAAATTATCTGTATTGCACATTGAATGGATTTGGCCAACAGCGTGTCAAGGGTACTGTCAAAAGTGTTCTGGTGAACGATGAACTTGTAAAAGTCAATCTTAGTATTTATGACACGGATGGACTTGAAGGATTATATGTCCCCAAGAGCAGTTTCTCGGAAACAGCAAAGGATATTGTCAGCGGTACTGTTAGCCAGAATATGAACATCAATGATGGATCATCGACAAGTTCTACTGGTAAATGGGGAATGCAAGCCCTACAAAACGCTTATCAAAAAGCTGCCAATGCCTTATCCAAGAACATTCGAAAGAATAAGGTCAAGGTGAAATATGGAACACAAGTGTATCTGGTAAACAGTAGAGAGAAAAGAAAATAAATTTAATCATTGGAACGAAAACAATAAAACATAATGAGAACATTCAAACATTTTTGTGCCGTTATGATAGTGGCTTTCTTGACGGCAGTACAATCAAATGCCCAGAAAACGATGGATGGCATGCAGCTTCTTACTGTCAATGAGAATATCACCACCGTCATCACTGCCAGTGAGCCGGTACGTTTTGTAGACATCAGTACCGACAAGGTTGTTGGTGACCAACCGATCAACAATACCATTCGCCTGAAGCCCAAGGAAGGCGTGGAGGTGAACCGAGACGGAGACATCTTGGCTGTTGTTACCATTGTGACAGAGCGATACCGCAGCCAGTATGCGTTGATATACACATCGCATAAGGAAGAAGCCGTTACAGACAAGGCTATAGAGATTGACGAGCGTGTGGCATACAACAACCCTGCCGTTAGCATGTCAACCGAGGATATGGCAAGATATGCAAGAAAGATATGGTCTTCTCCGGCTCGTTATCGCAATGTTTCCACCAAACAGCACCGTATGACAATGCGTCTGAATAACATCTACAGCGTTGGTGAGTATTTCTTTTTGGATTTTTCTGTTGAGAACAGAACCAATATCCGCTTTGACATCGACCAATTAAGGGTTAAGCTCAACGATAAGAAGACAGCAAAGGCAACTACTGTGCAGACCATAGAACTCACGCCTGACTTTATGTTGGACAATACCCAATCGTTCCTCTATGGTTATAGGAACGTACTTGTGGTAAAGAAAATGACTTTTCCAAATGACAAGATACTCACCATAGAGTTGAGTGAACAACAGATAAGTGGCAGAACCATCAGCCTTAGTGTGGAATATGAGGATGTGCTTAATGCAGACTCTTTCAACAAAGCATTGTTATATGAATATTAAAGGTTAACGGTATGGACATCATTCATAATATCAAGGTGGTGGCATTAACCATTTGCCTTGTCTTTTCAATCTCTGTTGGTTTTGCGCAAAGCAATAGTAACCGTATCTCACTTGGAGTTGGCGCACTCTATGAACGTGGTTTTGACGCTACGATTTCTGTAGAGCACGAGACAAAGAATCACAATGCTTGGGAATACTATCTGAATGGCTATGTCAAATATGCCAAAGATAAGACAGTCGGGCATATTACGAAAGACTCATTCTGGCGCAACTATCGCACATGGGGATTAGGTATTGCCTACAAACCATGCGTGTATCGTGCAAAGAATGCTTATGGAAGTCTACGGTTAGGTGGCGGTATCGGTAGTGACACCAAAAAGGTTGTTGGCTGGGCTAATGTAGGCTATGAGCAGAACTATGTTCTCAGACATGGCTGGCAATTATATTGGCAGGTGAAGTCGGATGTTTGCATCAACGGCAAGGACTTGTTCCGCACAGGTGTTGTGTTAGGTTTCAAGTTACCTACATGTTCAAGATAAAAAGGAAAACAATGAAGATAAACAAGTATATCATGGGACTGCTTATGTCACTCCCTTTTGTAAGTTCGTGTGATAACCACATCTACGAGGATGCCTCCTGGCACTCGTGGATGCCTGGTATGGTCTATTGCTCCAATGGAGAAATCATGTCATATGAAAACTGTGTTTCCAAAGGAAATACACCAGAGGCTGTGCTCTTTTTTGTGGATAAGGAAGGTGTTTTCTCTGGAAAAGCGTATGCTGTTTCATTGAATGACTATCCGGATAAAGAGTTCATAGACCCAGACACAACTTACTTTGCGCAAGGTACGTCTGCCGACATCATGCAGTTTGACGGTGAAAGCAACACCGTAAAGCTCAGGTATTTTCAGGTGCAGTCACCGATAGCAAAAAGCGTAAGTCCGAAGTTCTTCATCCCGTCTGTGGCAGAGATGTACAAGCTTTACGTTTCAAAAGATGTGATAAACTCAACCATCGAGAAGTGTGGCGGTATACCTCTACCCTTTGACAAAGATGAGTGTTGGTATTGGACCAGTACGGAGTGTGATGGTGCCGAGACCGATAGAGCGTGGCGATACAGCCTGTCCTCTGGGCGTTTCGAGATGGCTGACAAGCATAGCAGTTATGCGACACGACCGATTATAAGTATCAAGTTAAACAAGGAAGAGTAATCCGCATGGAAGAAAGCAAAAATCTTCAAACCCTTTATAAGGTATTTCGTACTTTCATATACGTTTCGCTGATAGTCGAGTTCTTCGAGTATGCCATAAACCCCGATGTGTTGGATCATTGGGGTGGCATTCTCGTAGAAATCCACGACCGTCTTAAACTATTGGATGTGTATCAGAACGGTCATCTACTTCACAGTAAGGTGATGACGCTGCTGATTATCTGCATAACCTGCATAGGAACCAGAAACAAGAAGCATTTGGAGTTCAATGCCAAGAAAATGGTAATCTATCCTATTTCTATTGGCATTGTCCTGATGTTCCTTTCAGTATGGGTCTTTTACCAACATTGGACACCCAATTTCTTCACACTATATAGCAGTACATGGTTGTACTTCTTCATGTCAATTGTTGGTACTATCCTTTGTCAAATCGCTCTCGATAACATATCAAAATATTTGAAGGACGGACTTTTGAAAGACCGTTTCAATTTTGAAAACGAGAGCTTTGAGCAGATGAAAGATAAAGTCAGCAATAAGTACAGCGTTAATATACCCATGCGTTACTATTACAAGGGGAAGTTCCGGAAAGGATGGGTCAACATCGTAAATCCTTTCCGAGGAACATGGGTCGTTGGTACTCCTGGTTCTGGTAAGACATTCTCCATCATCGAGCCGTTCATCCGTCAGCATAGTGCCAAAGGCTTCGCTATTGTCGCCTACGACTACAAGTTTCCAACCCTTGCTCAAAAGTTATATTACCATTATAGGATAAACAAAAAAGCAGGACTTACGCCAAAAGGCTGTGCTTTCAATATCATCAACTTCGTCAATGTGGAATACAGTCGTAGGGTGAATCCTATACAGCTGAAATACATCAGCAACCTTGCAGCAGCCAGTGAAACAGCTGAAACATTGTTGGAGTCATTGCAGAAAGGTAAGAAAGAAGGTGGTGGTGGAAGTGACCAGTTCTTCCAAACATCAGCTGTCAACTTCTTAGCTGCTTGTATCTATTTCTTCTGTAATTATGAGAAGCGACCTTACGATGAGAATGGACAGGAGATGAACTACGACAAGACCATTGACCCTGAAACCGGCATGATAAAGCCAACAGGTGTTGTCCGTGATGCAATGGGCAACGTCAAGGAACCTGCTTATTGGTTGGGAAAGTATAGTGATATGCCTCATATCCTGTCATTTCTGAATGAGAGCTATGAGACTATCTTTGAGGTTTTGATGACCGACACGGAGGTTGCTCCTCTTCTTGGTCCTTTCAGAACGGCTTTTGACAATAAGGCTATGGAACAGCTTGAAGGTATGATAGGAACCCTTCGAGTCTTCACATCCCGACTGGCAACAAAGGAGTCGTATTGGATTTTTAGCAAGGAAGGTGATGACTTCGACCTGAAGGTCAGCGACCCTAACCATCCGAGCTACCTGCTCATAGCTAATGACCCTGAGATGGAAAGCATCATTGGAGCCTTAAATGCACTTATTTTGAACCGACTTGTAACGAGAGTAAATACAGGACAAGGCAAGAATGTGCCGGTCAGTATCATCGTCGACGAGTTGCCGACACTTTATTTCCACAAGATAGACCGCTTGATAGGTACGGCACGAAGTAATAAGGTAAGTGTCACTTTGGGCTTTCAGGAATTGCCACAGCTCGAAGCTGATTATGGCAAGACTGGTATGCAGAAGATTATTACGACCGTCGGTAATGTTGTTAGTGGTTCTGCACGAGCCAAGGAAACACTTGAATGGCTATCTAATGACATCTTCGGCAAGGTTGTTCAGTTAAAGAAAGGTGTGACTATCGACAGAGACCGTACCTCCATAAATATCAACGAGAACATGGATTCACTTGTTCCTGGTTCCAAGATTGCTGATATGCCAACTGGCTGGATATGCGGTCAGACTGCAAGAGATTTTGTCAAGACCAAAACAGGACGTGGTGACAGTATGGACATTCAAGAGGCAGAAGAGTTCCAAACCAGTAAATTCTTCTGCAAGACCGACTTCAATATGGAGGAGATTGGCAATGAGGAAAAAGACTACGCCAAATACCCACTTCCAAAATTCTATAAATTCCCTTCTGTAGAAGCCAAAGAACGTATCTTGTACGCCAACTTTTTGAAAATCAATAAGGAAGTTAAGGACATGATTGCCGAGATACAGGAGTTCAATAAAAAGTAAAAAAATCCCCAAGTAAGCTACAAGGCTTCCTTGGGGATGACTCTATCTATTTGGGAAATAAGAAGTCTTTCAACTTTTTAATTCCCTGCTCATGTTTTTGAATGTTATGCTCCTTCAGATTTCTGATATTGAGCAATTTCCATTGGACAGAAGGATATTTTGACAAATCACCGGCACTACACAGACTCCAATCAGGGCAGCCTTCCTCAAAAGAAAGCAAGAAATCCTTGTCTGCCTTGGTCATGCTTTCTTGAACCAATTTGACCAACTGCAATCTTGCCTGCTTATAGTCCTCGTAACTAAAGGCTATGTCTGACATACCCTCAAACTGTTTCTCCAAAGCATCCGTTTGGTCTATCTCATTGGGTTGCAATGACTCGATGATAGGTTTGTCACTTCCTAATAGGCACAGCATAAAGCCATCTTTAACATCCTCAAAAGAGCTAATGTCCATATACTTACAGTCAAACAGGTCACGAGGATGCTGTCTACTCAAAGCTGCAGTGATTTTTCCGCCATATAATTGGGTGAAAGAGACTGTTCGAGCCTTACAGCCCATATTGAACTCATCCTTGGCTTTGGCACACAATGACATATCCACTGTATCACCAATGATGCCTCGTTTCGTACCATTCACTTCTATCTTGACGGTTGCATCTCCTAATGTGCATAGGAGTTTCCATACATTCGGTTTGGGAACGACCACAATGCCTGGTATCGTTCTTTCCACGTTCCTCTTGACTTCAAGCAGTCTTTCATTGATAGTACATAAACTTGTAGTCCTATCTTGAATGGGAATATAGGTAAGGTCTATATCCACTGAATACCGTGGCAAATTCTTATGGAACAGATTAATGGCTGTTCCACCATGCACGGCAAATTCCTTGATACGATATACAGACGGCATAATTCTTATCAATAATGCGACCTGCTTCTTGTACTTATCCCTCATATTCTTCTAAATCTTTTGGAATAGTCATGTTATATTTACGATTAAATGTACCATTGGTAGCAGCTTGGATTTTCCCAGTCCCGACATCTATCTTTTCGGGATGCAGTTCTTCGAACCAAAAATGACCTGCCTTTTCAGCCATATACAGAAACATCCTCTTTACCCTGTTGTTGTCCAAAGTTTCCAACAAGTGCTGTACAACATCAGAACGTAGGGTGGTCAGTTGCTCCATAACATAGTACAGATCCATGTAGCTGTATGACTTTGGAGCCAAGATTAGACACTCCAAGAACGCTTGTTCTGGAGAAGAAACATATAACGTGCCACTGTCCGTAACTCTTTCTATTGTCTCTGTATACGAGAAGGCATTTGTGTGAAACACCCGGAAGGTAGCGTCATAGACATCACTTTGCATCCATAATGGTGTCTTGAACGTTGGTGCTGCCACCATCAGAACAGGCTTTCCCATTGGTACATAATGGTTGAACCCCGTATATTCCAAGGCAGACATTGCAGCCACTCTGAGGGTGCCACCCATCTGTTTGTTATATGACGCTATGGCATCATAAGCATTCAAACGGGCACCAGTGCGACACATCACACCTTTGCATACAGCTGTCAACCATCCAGAGTCTCTGTATTTCTTTTGCAGTTGGACTGAATAGCCTTTCTTCTTCAGACAATCAGCAAATAACAGCCCTGTCGGTGCGGTATTGGCAAGCAGTTGGTTTATTTTTGTTCCGTATAATACACTCATAGTTTATTGCAAAGCTAAATATTCAACTGCAAAGATAGATATTTTTATTCTTCCTTGCAAGAAATTAGTTAGAAAAAATGCCTTGAAATAAACCAAAAGTATATTTTGATGCATAATTACCAACCAAAAAACTTGCCACCATCATCACAAGTTTTCTCCCAATCGGATTTGCCCCACAACGTTCGTTTGCGGCGTTTCTTCGTTTTGTCGTGTTTTGCAATGACAAGCAACACTGCAATGATTATCAATATCGGTCCCATATGTTCACTCCTTATTTAATAATTGTTCTGTAACAAACCTCAGTATCAACATTGGATTAAAGAATTTGCCCCTCTCATTTTTCCATCTGCATGAAATGTGAAGATGTGGGCCTGTCGTCCTTTTACCAGAGTTTCCGCTGATGGCGATAATATATCCTGCCGTGACACGCTGTCCTGTCCTTACCAATATCTTTGACAGATGTAGGTAGGAGCATACACATATGCCATGATTGATGGTCACATAATACCCACCATTTGTGGAGTATGATGCAGCCGTAACCACACCTGGCAGCATGGAATACACCTCCTCAAACTTCGCTTTCAAGTCAAGCCCATTATGTATGCGTTTTGTCCGCTTGTTCATTGGGTCTTTCCGCACTCCAAATGGTGAATTGACTTGGATATGCTTCAATGGCAATGAAACAGACGGAACATACTTTCTGATGCTATCCATTGGTGGATTGGTGATGTCTTCAATATTCGCAACTTCATCAAAAGCATCAGCATCTCTTTCCCTTACATCATTGTTTCTGATTTTACCATAAGCATCCCCGGCTGTGTTGAACGGAAAATGTCTATTGGTCTGTGCCATACTTTGGAAATGTGAAAACACGCCTAAGCAGACAACAAGAGCAACGAGGCGATTCCTCATATGCAAAGGTATAAAAATTTTCTCACGTATCAAAATATTGAGCAATGTATTTATGGGTGATTTATTAAAATGTGCGTTTCTGATTACAATAATATTTTGAGCATTAGTCGCAAAATAATCTATTGTATATTGACTTTGCCATCTTTGCTACTTTGGTGATATATCGAGGGTCTTCTGCATATCCGATTCGTTTGAGAAAATTCAAGTAGTTTCCTCCCTTATACCTATACTGTATCATCTTCCCATACCCCACCACACTATCTTCCCATCTTTCAAAGCGATAGTAATCCCTGTTCTTACTGTCATACAAGCCGAATAGGTTGTTGTATTCCTTACAGACCCTGCTGCTGAAATTTCCAGTTTCCAGCATTGCTTGCGCAAGCACAAATAATTTGTTTGAGAGACCGACTTCAGTTATAACGTCAGTCAAATTCTTCAGATTAAGTTCTCTTGGGTTCCATTGGCGATAGCTGTGTATTCTTTTGCTGTTACCGACTGATGGAACACGACTTGTGCTTTTTCTTAAAGATATTTCTCGATCATATTTTTCTATCAAAGATTTCAACTCTTCAATAGAGTAAGATGACTGTTCTGTACTGGCATTCTGCTCTGGAAGTACAGGACTCGATGGTGACGAAATGCTGTCATTCGGATCATCAAGGTGTACATTCTTCACGCTTGTTCTCTTTAAATTCGTATTACCCAATGAATAAAATCGTCCTGATGAAATTTGTGCGATACAAGTAGTGTTGAATGCCAATAGATATGGGGCACAGAACGAAGCGTAAATGAGTCGGTCGGCTGAAAAATGGGTGAGATGTTTGTGTTTCAACGAGTTAGGCGTGTGTGGCTGAAATGACTGCGTAAAACGAAGCGTTTACATAGGCTTACATTTGGTTTACTTTTGGGGCTTGTTGAGGCTCCTGTGGTTTACATGGGGCTTACGGGTGGTTTATATTGCGTTTCTGTTGGTACTTGGTGTTGTGTTGGGTGGGGTAGAATGGTGGCTGAGGCCACTTTTTTTATGCTGTTTTGAAATTTTATAATGCGAAATTATTCCATATAATGATTATTTGGTATATTTGCAGAAACAAAACGATAGAATATGGCAAAGGTAATACATGTGCATCTGCTGCACAATATCGATGGAACGAGGCGGAAAGACTGGTATTTTAGCAGCATTTCTGCGGTTTATACGGTTTTGACGGCTGAACAGATCGGTGCGACGAAGAATTATTTGCTTCATGCCGGGCTGTCTGGCAATGGTACATTATGCACGAAACGCGCTATAATCAAGCAATCTACGCTTATTTCATGCTCTCGTGGGGCAGATGATTAGGCTGGTGTTTTTATGGCGTTAGAACGCAAATAAAAGGCCGTTTGGACGGTCGTGAGAATGGAGGTCGTTTGGCCTCCTTTTTTTTGTGCCTAAAGTGGTGGAAATGTGGGGTGGGGTTACAGCTGGGGTTACAAAGTGGGGTTACATTTCGGGAAAAGTGGGGTTACACATTCGGGGTTTTCGGGGGTAGGATAGAGGGGGAGGGAAAAGGATGGTTTTAAGGGATAGGGTGGGGGAAACGACCCATTTGTGATATTGGTAAAATTGGCGCGAATCGGGCTAAAACCTTGTATTTGTGGGGCTTCTTACATGAAATGAGCCTTGGAAGAGGGGGTACACCCCTCCAAACGGGATTCTAATGGTGTTGGAGGGATATGCGTTTCGTGTTAGAAGAACTTGGAGATGCTTCCAATAACCTCAAATACGTTCATGATGCGTTCAACGGGGTATTCTTGCTCGTCATAGTCTGTCGTATTGATAGGGACAAAACGCAGCTTCTTTGGATCAGACGACCGTCGGAGTATCTTGATGGTGCGTAATGTATCAAGTACGACAGCGTAGATTTCCCCATATTGAATGTCTTCCAGGGTGCATTTATGGAGGGCAATAATGTCACCATGGTTAATTTTGGGTTCCATGGAGTGTCCTGTGACATTACACCAGAAGTCTGCCTTCTCAAATCCTTGTATTACGATGTTGTTGGTCGGAATAGTTACTTGAGAATTGACTATCTCATTGAACCCACCTAAGAAGTCCACATCATAATAAGGCTTGCCTACGGCTGGGTTATATGAAACTTTAGGCAATTTTTCTTCAGAATCTGATTTTTCTTGTTTTTTTTCTTGCATAGTTGAGAGCATCTCTCCTCTGCCGGTAATTAACCATTCGACACTAACATCTGGAGCATAGGCGAGAAATCTTGCAATGTTATCTTCGCTTATACCATTGTTTTGCTGTAATATACCGCGGGTAACACCCGATTCTTTATAAAATTCATAGGGAGAAACCCCTTTTTGAGCCAGATAAAGCAAGATATTCTGCTTTATAGGCGATTTTTCTTGTCTTTTTTCTTGCATAGTCGAGAAATCTTGTTTATCTTTGCAGCGTGTTCAAGATTGAACGAGCGGCCAAAGATACGAAAAAAGGTCGAGAATAACGAATTTTTGCAATTAAAGAATATGAACGATACAGAAATAAAGGAGTGGCAGACGCAGAGCGTGAAGCACAAGGTGGCAATGGTCCTGATAATGGATGGTGTTAGTTTCAGCTACACTGAAGAGGACGGCATTGTATTTACAGCACCTGAATGTTATGTGGCGAGATTGGTAAGACGGCTGATGTCCTGCTACGGATGTAGCGTTAGACCGAAGATAAACGAGGTAAAATGATTGCAGGATAACACGGAGGTCCTGGGTGCTGCACTGGATAGTCAGCCACCGCACTGGATAGTCGGCAGGGCCGGCCTCGGATGACGGCGGGAAAGACCGCAGGAGTGGCAGGTTTGCCATGCGCTGGATAGCCATGTGGGGTTCGACTCTCCACACTCCACAATGTATAACAAATTAAAATAAGTGAGAACATGAAAAGGTATATTCACATTCAGAAGGCAGACCGCGAGTTCATATTGAACTTGTTCAAGGTTACGGGTCGCACTGTTGACAATGCGTTGCGATTTGACGCAGAGCGTGGCAACACCGACCTCGCACGCAAGATTCGCAAGGTGGCAATGGAACATGGCGGTATCGTCATGGTGGTAAGTCCCGAAGCCGAGACACTCTTTGATGCAGATGGCTATATGCGTCAGTATCTTCCCAACGGTGTGTTGTTGGAATTTGAGAAAGAGGCAGGCAACGGAGGTTGCAATGTGTACCTCAAAGGCGATATGGTTCGCAGGTATGACAACGTGCAGGTGCGTGACATCCCTGCCATTCAGAACTGGGCTGCAACATTGAGATAAGGAGGAGTAAGTATGGAGTACCACGATAACAGACTTTGCATCTCGATGCGGGAACTTGTGGATGGCGGTGTGATGACCGTGTCCAACTACAAGCAGCTGTCCGCACGCGGTCGCATAGATGTTGTGCGTCGTGGTGGAGGCTCTTCGAATAACTATGCGCTCATCGCGGTTAGCAGTCTGCCCGATGCTTATCAAGACAAACTCAAGGAGATTTATCCGGACCCGTCGCTTGAGGTGCTGCTTGCCTGGCTTGATGCCAACTACGAGGTGGACCAGGCAGCTGTCGCATATTTCAACGACTGGCGCAACCAGTGCGGACACGACCACGCTACCGATGCTCATGTGAAGGAGTATGTGACCAACGCCAGCGTGCTGAATGCTTGTATCAAACTCTACAACAACGCCAAGGCGATACAGAAGACGATGGGCCAGAAGTATGACTGGAGCATGATGTCGCAAGCTGTGGAGGGCTACCGTATGAAGACCGGGCACACATTGCCGGCAAGTATGTTGCGCTTCCGCAAGAAGGTGAACGAGTATCAGCGTGACGGATACCAGTGTCTCATCAGCCGAAAGTTCGGTAACCAGACAAGCCGTAAGGTGGATTACCGTACCGAGCGTTTGATTCTGTCGATAGCCGTGTTACCCAACAAGCCGTTCAATACCAATGTTTGGGAATTGTACAACTCGTTTGTGTGCGGTGAGCTGGACGTGTATGACCCAGAGACTGGTGAGCTTTTCGACGCAAGCGAGTGGACCGACAAGAACGGTGACCCGAAGTCGCTGAGCGAAAGCACCATCACCAACTATCTTAACAAGCCCAAGAACCGACTGTTTATTGAACACTCGCTTGACTCTTACACCACATTCATGCACGAGCAGATGCCACACGTTCACCGCCATGCGCCTGAGTTCTCGTTCTCAAAGATTTCATTCGATGACCGCGACCTCCCACGCAAACTGAAGGATACCAAGGTAAGGCCGAAGGCATACTACGCCTACGATGTCACAAGCCAGTGCGTGGTGGGCTACGCCTACAACCGCAACAAGAACGTGGACTTGGTTGCCGACTGCTTCCGCTCGATGTTCCGACTGATAGAAAGCAAGGGCTGGGGTTGCCCGGCACAGGTTGAGGTGGAGAACCACTTGATGAGTCAGTGGAAAGAGAGTTTCCTGAAGGCAGGAGTATTGTTCCCATTTGTACGTTTCTGTGCCCCGATGAACTCCCAAGAGAAATACGCTGAGCCGATGAACGGTGCCAAGAAACGCAGGGTGGAGCATCGGAACCACCTTGGCATCGGACGCTTCTACGCCAAGGACAGGCACTACCGCACAGAAGCCAAGAAGGTGTTTGACGAGAAGAATGACACCTACGAAGACAAACAGTACTACACATGGGAAGAACTGATTGCAGACGACATCCGTGACATCAAGGAGTTCAACAATACCCTTCACCCGAACCAGAAGAAATACCCCGGCATGACACGCTGGCAAGTGCTTGAAGCCAATATGAACCCAATGCTTCAGCCAATGGACAAATCGGTGTGGGCACGCTTTATCGGCGAGCACACAGAGACCTCCATACGCAGGAACAGCTACTGCAGAGTGGCGTATAAGGACTGGTGGTTGAGCAAGACTGAAGTGATGGAACGTCTCGATCCGAACAACTACAAGGTGGATGCCTACTATCTGACCGATGAGGACGGCAACGCAACCGACGTTTATATCTTCCAGAACGACCGACTTATCGACAAGCTCGAGGACGTGGGCACGTTCAACACTGCCGATGCAGAGCAGACTGACAAGGACAAAGAGATATTCGTGAACCAGCAGAAGAAGATAGCTGCATTCAACGCATACGTGAAGAAGAACGCCATTGCAACTGTTGGCATATCCAAGCCGGAACACTCAGAAGAGGCTGCACCACCGCCACCGCTTGAACTTCCACCGATGGAAAGCGAGCAGGAAATGGAAGTGACCTACCACATTTCTGACCCGTTGGCAGATTTATAGAATGATATTAGAATACAATTAAAATAACGTGAGACATGATAACGAATGAGAACAAGAAGCGGATATTGGAGGCTATAGCCACCAACCGCACGAACTATCCGAGCGATGCCAAGCACGCTGCTTCATTGGGCATCAGCACCTCGGTATATAGCGCCATCAAGAATGGGCAGACCGACAAGGCACTGAGCGAAGCCAACTGGATAACCATCGCCCGAAGACTGGGTGTGAACCTCAGAGGAGGCATTGAATGGAAGCCAGCACGCACCGCCACCTTCGAATATATCACCAAGCAGCTGGAGTTCAGCCAACAGAGCGGACTGAGTGCGATACTTTGTGATATACCCAACATCGGCAAGACATTCACGGCACGCTATTATGTGCAGTGCCACCGCAATGCCATCTATGTAGATTGCTCACAAGTGAAGACCAAACTGAAGCTGGTGCGTAAGATAGCCACTGAGTTTGGCGTTGGCAGCAATGGAAGATACAGCGACGTGTACGAGGATTTGGTCTATTACTTGCGCTCAATCGACACCCCACTCATCATTTTGGACGAGGCTGGCGACTTGCAGTATGAGGCATTTCTGGAACTCAAAGCCTTGTGGAACGCTACAGAAAGATGCTGCGCCTGGTATATGATGGGTGCGGACGGACTGAAAGCCAAAATCAATCGCTCCATTGAGTGTAAGAAAGTGGGCTATACCGAGATGCTCAGCCGATACGGTGACCGCTACTCGAAGGTAACGCCCGATGACTGCAAGGAGCGTGAGAAGTTCCTGAAAGACCAGGCGAGCGTGGTGGCAAAGGTGAACGCCCCAGAAGGTGCGGATATTGCTACCCTGGTGCGCAAGTCGGGTGGGGGACTGAGGCGAGTTTACACGGAAATAGAAAAACTAAAAAGAGTGCAGGCATGATGACAAAGATGGAAATGCAATATATGGACGCGGTTATACAAATAAACCGCCGACAACGAAATAACGAGGTGGACTGGGAGCAACGTCGCTATGAATTGGCCAAGGCTGCATTGTTTGTGGCTCCAGTCCTTCACCATGATCGTGAAGAAATGACAGCCGAACTCATTGCCAAATATGCAGTCAAGATAGCGGACGCTGTTGTATCAGAACTTATCGAAACAGAGAAGTGATATGGCAAAGCGAGCATATAGTCCCAAGGATGTGGCTAATATCAAGTGCAAGGCACTACCATTTGAAGGACAATGGAAAGACGTGTTCGGTCAGCCTGAAGAGGGCGACACATGGTTCATCAGTGGCCCCAGTGCCAGTGGCAAGAGTTCCTTCGTTATGCAGTTTGCCAAGATGCTCTGCGGTATAGGCAGCGTGTTGTATGTGTCCTTGGAGGAGGGCGTTGGTCTGTCGATGCAACGACGGCTTGCCCAATTCAAGATGAGTGACGTTCAAGGCTCGTTCCGCATCATTACCGATGGCGACATCAAGGCATTGGAAGAACGCCTGGCGAAACCCAAGAGTGCCAAATTTATCATCGTGGACAGTTACCAGTACGCATACGAAGCAGGGTGGGAATATTCACTGACCAGGGCACTGATAGACCGCTTCAAGCGCAAGACCTTTATTTTCGTCAGCCAAGAGGATAAAGGCAAACCCATCGGCAAACCTGCTATCAGACTGAAATACGCTGCCGGCGTGAAGGTGAGAACGCAAGGCTTCCGTGCATACTGTCAAGGACGCTATTCAGGCAACGTAAGTGAATACTACACCATCTGGGCGGAGAAAGCCGTGGAGGTTTATAATGACAAGTCTAACAACTAAACATAACTGAGATGAAGAAGAAAGTTTATATCAGCGGAGCGATAGCCCACTACGACCTTAAAGAGCGTATGGCAACCTTTGACCATGCGGCACGCTATCTCTCCATAAAAGGTTACGAGCCGGTGAACCCATTTGAAAATGGCGTTTCGCAAGATGCTCACTGGATGGAGCACATGAGAGTGGACATTGCCCTGCTTTTGAAGTGTGATTGCATCTATATGCTGCAAGGCTGGGAATTGAGCAAGGGAGCAAAACTGGAACTGGATGTTGCCAGTTCGTGTGGTATTAAAGTGATGTTTGAAGGTCATGAGAACAATGTTCGTGAATACACCTGCTGCCTTTGCGGTAAGCCCCAAATCGGCTATGGAAACAATCCTCATCCATTGAAAGATGAGGGTGAGTGTTGTCCTGAATGTAATTTGAAGGTGTTAAGTGAAAGAATAAGGTTGTCAAAATTGAAATAGATATGGCACAGGAAGTAACCAATTTCGCACGCTTCTATGGCATACTCAAAAAGAGCTACAAGTTTGCCACCAAGGAACTGGGCGATGAGTTCAAGGAAGGAGTGGTGAGCCAATTCACCAATGGACGTACCACTTCGCTTAGGGAAATGACCCGTAAGGAGTACGACTTGATGTGCGACAAGCTCGAAGGTGTTACAGCCAAATTGATACGCACCGCCAAGGACGTACAGCGCAAGCATCGAAGCCAGTGCTTGAGGTTGATGCAGAAGCTCGGTATCGATACAACAGACTGGACACGCATCAACGCATTTTGTCAGGATCCGCGTATTGCCGGCAAAGTGTTCTCCCAACTAAGTAATGAGGAATTGGAGCAGCTATCGGTGAAGCTCCGCTCCATCCAGCGCAAGGGAGGTCTGAAACCTAAGAAAGAACCGACACCACCAGCACAGCCACAGGTGGAATACATGATGGTACCAATTGGAAATGGAGGTGAGGCATGAATGAGAAAGTGAAGCGTGTGATGGAATACATTCATGGCATCGCATACAGAGAACTCCAAGGAGACCAGTATATCGAATTTCTTGAGTGTATTGAATACGAGATAGACAAGGAACTGGATGAAGGCGACTGGCCGGAACCAGAAGAAGACGAGTGATAAGCAATCAAAATAATAATCAACAAAAAGTTTACTACAATGGCAAAAAGAGAAAAAAAAGTAATCATTACCGGTGTGACAAGAGAATCAGCCGAAGACGCGTTCGGAGCCTATGCAAAGGCAGACGCACAGAGTGCGAAAATCACGGCAGATATTGAATTGCAGTGTGCCAAGATCCGCGAGAAGTATGCCAACAAGCTGGCAGAACTGGAAGGTGAGAAGGAGAAAGCCTTCGACACGCTCCAGGCTTATGCTACCGAGAACCAGGCAGAGTTGTTCACCAAGAAAAAGAGCCTTGAGATGACGCATGGCGTTATCGGCTTCCGTACTGGCACACCTAAGCTGAAGACCCTGAAAGGCTTCACATGGGCAAGCGCCCTGCAGCTGGTCAAAGAGTTCCTGCCTGGCTATCTGCGACAGACCGAGGAGATAGCCAAGGACAAACTCCTTGCAGACCGCGACGTGGAGAATATTGTTCCTCAGATGAACAAATGCGGTATCCAAGTGGTGCAGGACGAGACATTCTACGTTGAACCCAAGAAAGAGGATGCCGTATGATACTGGAAGTAGAGAAGAAACCGAAAGTGGCCTTGTGCCGTAAGTGTTACGGTACAGGTCGTCTCCACGACAAGGAGACTGGCAAAGAAAGCACATGTGACCAATGTGAGGGAACGGGCAGAGTAACCGTCAGCGCAAAGATGAGCTATGACATCCGTCCCTATAAACCAAGAGACAGACACTAAAACATTTTATGAGCAAGAGGCGAGGAGCAAGCTATCAGAAACGTGTCACCGACATAAATAGGATATACGACCAACATGCCAAAAGCGGAATCAGCAACCGCGAGATATGGCGAAGGTACGTGTATCCTGTTTATGGTATATGTGAGCGTACCTTCTACAACCTCCTCAATGCCTCTTGTGACCCTAAGAACGAAGTGCCACAAGAGGCACAGACGTTTCTAAAATTCGACTTTGACGATGAACCAGGACATACAGAAAATTATCCGCAATATCCTAAACGACGTTAGGGTGGAGTTGAGTGATGAGTTTGACCGCAACTTTGAACGGCAGGCATTCTTCAACGAGGCGTGGCAACGCAGAAGCAGCCCCACACGTCCTGGCGGTTCCATACTGATAGACACCGGCAAGTTGCGGCAGAGCATCAGCAGCCGAACCACAGACAGCAGTATCACGTTCTGCTCGACACTGCCTTATGCAGCCATACACAACGATGGAGGCGAGATAAAGGTGACGGCGAGGATGAAGCGATTCTTCTGGCACAAGTACCATGAGGCGACAGGCTCATTCGGACGCAAGAAGAATGGTGAGAGACGCAACGACAAGCGCACCGTACAACTGAGCACCGAGGCGGAGTTCTGGAAGCACATGGCTCTGATGAAAGAAGGAAAGAGCATCAAGATACCGCGCCGCAGATTTCTTGGAGCATCGCCAGAAGTGGAGCAAGCGGTCAAGGACATCATCGAGGAGAACCTTGCAGAGTATTTTGAACACGAATATAAATTGAAATGAGAAAGGAATTATTCAACGCCATTAAAGCAAAACTGGCGAGCGATGTGCCTGAAGTGCAGCACATTGATTTGTGGAACCACAATGTGGAGTTTGTAGAGCAGGAAGAAGGATGGGCGCGTCCAGCCGTCTTTGTGGAGTTTGGAAAGATAGAGTGGTCGCCATTTCAAGGCGGCAGTCAGCGTGGCAAGGGACTTGTTACTATTCACCTTGTGACAGACTGGGCTGACGGTGGCCATGATGCAGCTTTCGACCTTTGCCACCAGGTGCATACAGCCCTTGACGGATTGAGTGGTGATGATTTTAACGGCATGGCGCTTGTTGAGACGAACACCAACCACAACCACGAAGAGATACTTGAAAGCATCGACTGTTATGCGGTGCGTTACCTATTGCGATAAACCGCCCATGTCGCAACGATTTAGCCCCGACGGATAATTTGCCGCCGGGGCTTTTTAATGCCGTTAGAATTGAATTATAACGCCGTTAGGCGGCATCGGTGAACAACATCATGTCTGTGTAGTGCGAGCTGTAGTTTACTGTGGCGTTGAACTCCACCTTGTGGCAGTTCTTGAATGGGTTGCCCACGGTCTGGTTTTTGCCCATCCATTCACAAAGCTCAATAATGGATGACTTGTTGGAAGTGAAATATATAAAGTGATGTCCGGCAAGAATGGTCAGCACATCGAGGTAGTCGGAAAGTTTCCAGTACATATTATATGTGCCAACGTCGGTGGATAGATAGGGCGGATCAACAAGGTACACAACATTCGGCATGTCTTTGTATCGGGCGAACACCTCTTTGTAGTCGCATGATACTACTGTGATACCTTCAAGATAGTCCTCACAAGTAGGATAGTCTGACTTGCGGAGATTGTTGTATAGAGCCTCCTTCTTCATTTCGGGGATGCTCAGTTTGTATTTCATGGAGAACATCAGTCCGGAAGAAATGGTGATGAAGTCAATGTACCCGACCTCTCGTTCCTCTTGCTCCAAACGAGCGAATATGCGGTCGCGCAGTTCACCACGGATGCAGCTGTGCTTGGGTATGCCCTCCGTTTCCACCATTTTGCGCAGGTCAGCCAAAAGGTGGTTGGTCTGCGGGATATGCTGTAGGCGGTTGCGGTAGCCGTCGAAGTCGTTGTATATGACTGTGGCATTTGGCTTCTGACACCTGGTGATGTGTGACAGCAAGCCCGAACCACCGAACAAATCCACGAATACCGTGTCCTCCGGATATTGCTTTAGAACTTTGATGAACTCACGCGCGAACATGCGCTTCTGCCCCACGAAAGGGAGCGGTGCCGATAAATACTGTTTTCTCATGCCTTACACGTTCAGTTCAAATTTCACGTTCTCGTTTCCGTTGAGCAACTGTCGTGTGTGTTCGATGTTGTTTTCGTAGATATGCACATTCGCAAGGTTCAGCGTGATGGACTTCAAAGGGAGGTCAATCTGCCGGGCCATGAGGTAGAGGTGGTAGATGTCGGCTGGCAAGCCGAGGTTCGCGTCCGAGCTGCGCTGGTAAGCCGACACCACTAATTCGTCGTTCTCAATCTGGAACTGAACGAGTGACAGACACGGTGCCTGGTTTGTCTCCGCATCGGTGGAGCCGAGGAACAGCACATAGTTCTTACGTGAGTTCGGGATAAGAAAGTTCTCTTAAAAGTAGGTAATCACTGGATTATTTTGTATCTTTAAGTCTGATAAACAACGAATTACAAAATAAACAACAATGATTACCAAGGATAAAGTTATAGAAATTTTCTGTATTATTGATGAGTTTGATAAGAATTTTGAGTTTGAAATGAAGAAAAATCCTCTTCCAGTCACTGATGGAAAGAAACATCGTAATCGGAAAGGCTCGTTGTCGGATAGTGAAATAATGACCATTCTTCTACTTTTCCATTTCGGGACTTTTCGTAATTTCAAGCACTATTACATCTATTGTATCCGTGAACACATGAAACGTGATTTCCCCAGTGCTGTATCATATAACAGATTTGTAGAACTAGAGCAGCGCGTATTCTTCAAGCTTGTTTTCTTCCTCAAACTTTTTGCTTTCGGAAGATGTACGGGTATAAGTTTTGTTGACAGCACCATGATACCGGTATGTCACAATCTAAGACGTTATGCCAACAAGGTATTTAAAGGGGTGGCTACCGATGGCAAAGGAACGATGGGATGGTGCCACGGATTCAAACTTCATATGCTGTGCAATGACAGAGGAGAAATCATAACCTTCTGTCTTACAGGAGCGAATGTTGATGACAGGAATCCTAAGGTATGGAAAGTACTGGCAAAAGATCTGTATGGAAAGGTCTTTGCAGACAGGGGATATATTTCTCCCAAGTTGTTTGATTCATTGTTTGATGATGGAATCCAGCTAGTACATGGGATTAAGACTAATATGAAGAACAAGCTTATGTCCTTTTATGATAAAATGATGCTCAGAAAGAGGTATATTATCGAGACTATTAACGATCTACTCAAAAACAAAGCACAGTTAGTACATTCCAGACATCGCTCTATAACGAATTTTTTAGTAAACCTGGTGGCTGTGCTGGGAGCTTATTGTTTATTTGAAAACAAACCGGAAGCACTACAAGGATACTATATTGAGGACTCTAAACAACTGACTTTATTCTAAAACTTATCCCGAACTCAGGTAGTTCTTGCTGTTGCGCTTCTCTCGGTTGATTTTGGCGATGAGTGGCGGCAGCTTCTCAAAGTAGGTAGGGTAGGAGTTTACGAGAATGGCACCGCAGTAGTCCCACCAGTTGATGCCCACCTCGCGATACTTCTTCACATTGCGTTCACCCTGCATGAAGAGCTGCAGCTCGTTCTTTAACTTCTTTCGTGCGATGCCGTGCCCCTCGAATATGTCGAGCAGGTCAGCAGGGGAAAGCACCAACTGCTCGTTGAGAAGATAGCGTATGCTTCCCTTCTTGTTGGTCTGGTACTTGCCCAGAGTAAGTACCTTCTGTAAAATTTGATGGTATTTGTTCATAACCGTTTTGAATTTGAAAACGGTGCAAAGGTAACAACGCGTGTCCCCTCGACAATGACCATACGCAAACGTTACACTGCAAGTAGATTGCAGTCAGTTTTGAAACGCCGTATAAGGCTGTACACCTTGCGCTCGCTTATGGCGTATTCTGTGGCGAGCCTTGCCACGATATATGACACCTTCTCGCCTTGTGCGGAAAGTGTGCGGTATTCCTTAAATAGGTCGATATATTGTACATCGTCCAGCCTGATTCCTGCCTTTTGGAAGTAAATCAGCAGTTCCCTGTTCAAATTCAGTATCTCTATTAGTTTCATTCTCAGAAATATTTAGTACTTTTGCACCGTCTCACTTACATAGCGCATCGCGCACACACATAAAAAAAGCCATCAATAGGCGAGCGAGGGTTTACGCCCCCGGTCGTGCCTATTGATGGTAACGTGTGTTAAAAAAGTAAGTGAGACGACTATTTTAACAGGCCGGGGGCTTTTTTATTACCCTCCCCCGAAGGGATTGTTCTTAGTCTCGGTATAACTCCAAATTGAAATTATCCTTGCTCGTCCATCCGTCAGCCAGTGTGTCCTGGATATGCTGCATGGCTTTGGTATAGAAGTCCGTCAGTTCTTCGATGGTGCTGAACGTGTGATAGCATGGCTCATCGTCTGTTCCGAACTTGAACGTGACCGGCAATGTCTTGCCGTCAGACTGCACAGCCAAGTCGTATGCCACCTTGTAGTTGAACTGGTTCTCGTTAGAGAGCCACACGCTCATGCCGTTCCACACGAAGCCAGAAAGTATGGTCTCGTTCGTGCGGTCGTTGAACCATTCCGACACCATGGTCTTGATGGTATCCTCAGATGGCTTTCCGTTGAACTCCGCCTCCATATAGTCGGCAGATCCATCCTCGTTGTTATGCACGTCCCATCGGACGCGCCATTTTCCTTTGACGGGGTTGGTGCATTCAAGCAGCTTTACCCCTTGTGCTCCGTTTACTCTGTTCATCATGTGAAAATGTACTTTGTTCTACCTTTGCCGAAGGTTTCCGCCTTGATGGTGGTCTCGAATGGGAAGCCGTCTGGCATTTCACTCACTTGCTGGAGAATGTTTTTCATCTCCTCGCTGTTGGTGAAAAATTTCTTTGGTTCGCCGTTCTGCTCGATGGACACGACACAGCGGTCTTCGCCCTGGCTGGTTTTGACCCCGACTTCGAAGTCTTTTACCACGATGGGCAGGTTCACCAACTCGCGGATGCTTACCACCGCACCCGCAAATCGCTTCTTGCCGTCTTCCGGCTTGTAAGCGACATTCAAATCCTTAAATGATTTCATTTTTTTGCCTGTTAATTTATAAAACAAATTTCGGCAGCAAGCATGCTTGGCCATTCCGTAGAATGACGCAATCAGTTCTCGCCGTCTCTTTCTTGACTTGACTTTGTGTAGTTTCCTTGCATACTTCTTCTTGACGCGCTTGCGCAGTAGTGAGTATGATCCGTTGAATGTCACATACCCCAAGAAGTCGATCCCTTGCGCTGATGGAAATACCCTCTCGTTCTTCTTGATTTCAAGGTCAATTTTTTCGACTTGCTCATGTACAATGCCGTGTGCCAGCCAATTTTCTTGCTTGTTGCCACAGAGCACTCTACCGTCATCGCAATAACGGTAGAAATGGCGGATGCCGTATTTGTCCTTCAGATAATGGTCGAGGAACACGGACAACAAAAGGTTGCCAGAAGCCTGTGAGCTTCGCAACCCGAAGCTGATACCCTCCGGCAGAAGATGAAGAAAATGATCCAGGAGCGACAGCAGGATTTTGTCTTTGAATACTCTGCGGTAGCACCACATGACAAACTCAGGCTTAGTATTGTCATAGAAATGCTTGATGTCGAACTCGTAGCAGTAGCGTGTGCCTTCGGGGTCACGTTCCATGTCCAATTGCATGCACTTGCGTAGGTCATGCGTGCCACGCTTCTTGATACTTGCTCCAGTCGTTCTGATAAAACGCTTATGCAGATGCTGGTCCACCACGTTCATCACGGCATACACTGCGATGCGGTCGTACATGGAAATAATCTGCAGGTGTCTTACTTTGCCATTCTCACAGATGATGCGTTCATGATAATTGCCGAGTCGAAAGGAACCGTCGGCAAGTTTTGCAGTCAGTTCTGCAATCACCTCATCGCGGTGTGCGAGCAGATAGCGTCCTTGACGGCATTTCTTACGCTTCTTCCCACGCAGTACACGGTCAAACGCCTCCGACATATTGCCGTAGGACGTTATCTCTTGCATGATATAGCCTTCTCTGTGCATGGTCTTCTTTTTATGATGGAAGATAAGGGCCTTCCTATCCCCGGGCCAAACTTCTTCGAATCGTTTGCGACCTACCAAACTCTATTGCCCGACACTTGATGTTTCAGCTTTCCACCTTTATATTGGTGCTTTTGCTGAGGCTCGTTTCCCTCGGCTCCACATTAGGGACACGTCCCCATCGTTGTACGCCGATTAGTTAGATTTCCAGGCGCGAGCCGACATTCGCATTCGCATTCGAGGCATCGTTATTCGCATTCGCATTCGAGACACCGCCATTCGCGTTCGCATTGTTGTACCCGCGATAGACCACACGGCCTATGGGAAACTCTACCAGTTTGCAAAGTTACTCATTCTCTGTGCAAAAGATGAATGAATATTACACAATGAGCCAAAATAACATTGCGATGAAGCCTCCGAGCACTGTGCAAGCCCAGTCAATCCAGTCCCAAGGACAGCCGTGAAGCTTGTCTTTGAGTTCGAGACATGAGGCTGCAATGATGGCAGAATAGATGGCTGCCCATGGCGACAATGCGCACAGACCGACCAATAAACCGCCGACAAGATGCTTGTAGCGGTTGCTTTTCTTTAGAAATGAGAAAATTTTGTTCATAACTTGTTGTGTTTTGAAAATTTGTTATTACCTTTGTGGCGTGGGAGCGACATACTGAAAACCACTGAAAGCAGCCTGCGACGTTGCAGAACCTGAGACCAACGGATTATTCCATTGGTCTCTTGTATTTTCTGAGCTTGCCATTGACATACCAAAAGATGTAGTCATGGTGATAATCTTTACTGTCCCAAATGGCTTTGTTCCTATCTTGGATTTGTCTTTCCGTAATTGGTTTTCTAAAGCAATGGTCAGTTAGACAAACGCAAGCGTGTTGCGCATCAGAAGCATGGTTTGCATTACGACAACAGTTCATTACTTTCTCTGGTGATTTCACATCAATATATCCAAACTCGCCTACTTTCAAATCAGGGTTTGCTCTACTGTCTTCTGGAATCATGTCATAGACCTTTCTTCTTCCTTCTTTTGCATTGAAACGAATTTCTGGATTGAGGAAACAATCACCATATTCATTGGCAAAAGCAATAGCCACATCTAAAACTCGCTTATAGTCTTCTGCTGTAGAGCAAGCCAACTCGTGTTGTAACACCTTTCCTTTGATACCCATGTATTTGGTGAAGTATTGTTCATCCAAAGGCTTTGCAAGTATCACATCACGATCTTCAACAGACAGATTTGTTTTTCCTGAATCTGTGTACGCATTGGCGCATTTATGTACCAATCGACAAGCAGCACAAAGTTCGTTGTCTGCAACAGGCTTTCTGTCAAGATCCAACTTACCTTTTGCAATATCACAATCACGACACCGCTTGATGGTATAAGGGTTATAATCAGGAGCTGTCTTTTGCTCCTTTCCTGGATTGAAATGGAAGATGCCCTTTGTGTCACGTTGCAGAGCCTCCTCACCCAGTGCCATTGCCTCATCGTGGGGTGTGGCAGGATATTTGGACTTGCGCACCTGCACTACGGTGCAACGGCAGTTCCATCCGTTGGGTGGATAGTATTCCTCCCAGAACGGATCTGACGGCGGAAGCGTTACGCCATTTAGCGCAGCATGTTCCGGACGCACCTTGCCATCGTTTGCCGTGCGGTACTGGAGGTTGTAGCGGTCGCCGTCCTCCGAGAAACGTTCCCACTTGGCAGCCATCTCCGCAGACGACTGTACGAAGTTGTACTCCGCACGGAGGTAGTTGGAGTTGTAGGTGTTGTCTATCTTCCGAACATCATTCAAAAAGGCTTCGAACGTCTTTCTGTTGCCGTTAGAATCGAGCAATGAAGGGAACGCCTCGTTGAGTTCGTGGAAAGTCTTCATGCCTGAGAAGATATAGTTAGAGCGTGTAAGCCGCTTGCGCATGGTGTCAGACATTTCCAAGCGTTGTATATTTCTGTTGAGCACATCAGTATGAGCCTCTATCAGATTTTGAACTTTGCTATCTGCCATGATGTCAATAGAGAAAGAACTACCCTTTTGGTTGAATACAACTTTCATCGCATCCTTGAAGCCCTTGCTAACCTCTTCACTCGGAAGACACACATTCTTTCCAGAGCCGTAGTCAAGTAATTGCTTGGCAATAGCTGTTTTTGTTTGTTTCATGTGTGAGAGCAAAAGTATATCCTCAGAGAAAACCTTTCCGCTTAGTATTGCTGAGTTCAATTCCGCTTCGAACTCGGCACGGTTGGTAAGTGAATACTCGGACAGTTGCTTTTTGACAAGTTTCTTATCTACGTTGTCCAAGCTCCATTCGTGTTCCACCGATCGAAAAAAATCGGGATCATTACAAAAGTCGATATAATGCCCCAATTCGTGCAAGATGGTGTTTCTTTGGGCATGCCATCCCCCACGGTCTGCATCATCAGTATCCTTTACCCATGTTTTATAAGCACGTTTGTTCACTTTGATAACATTGGTGTCTCCTTCGCATATAGCAGCGTGGAAATCTGCACGAGTTAGACCAAAAAAGCGTTTTCTTCCTCCTAAATCCGCCTCACGCAACTCGGGTAGTTCTGTTACAATCCCACTTCTTAACACAATCCTTGCAGCCTCTTCTGCATCTTCTCTTGCATACTTATTACTGATGACACTTGCCCACTTTTTAGCAATAGCCTCAATTTCTTCTTCCTTTTTGCTGAGACATAAGGAAGAAAGACTGGTATCATTGCCTATTATTTCGGCATAGCGTTGGTGCAGCCCCAGGTAATCGCTGGGGCTTAATCGAAAAAAGAGCTGTGTGCGTTTTGCTGCTGTTTCTTCTTGTCGTCTTGTGGCTCGCTGTTGCCATCGTCTCCACCATCGTTATTATCCCCTCCTGTCGGTAGCATGGGCTGAGCATTGCGTCGTTCGCCTACAGGCATACTGTATTTCTCTGCAAAGTAGGATGGGTCCACTTCGTAGCGGTCGGCAACCATGGTTTCGTATGCCACCTGCTGCTCCGGTGTGTAATCGACGGCATCATCCCATTTGAAGCGCAGTCCCTTTATCGGGAAGCCGTGCTTTATCATGCGTGGGATAAGCTGGTTGTTCACGATGTCGCGCAGCATGGTGCAGTCGCTTTCAACCAGGTTCTCGAACACCTCCAGGTGTGTTTCTGATTGTGAGAGGCTGCTGCCGTCCTCAATGGTCATCGTCTGCCCGATGATGAGCTTTGACAGTTCCGAGTTGGCGCGATCGATGCGCTTGTCATAGACATTGAAGGCATCGCCCTTGCCACTCTCTACAAACTCAATCTCCGTGTCCTGCCCTGCCACCATGTACTGGCTTGCCCCGGCACCCTTGAGCATCTGCTCAAGTCGTCCCATCTCCTTGGGGTCGCGTGAGGTTGTGCGTGCAATACGCATCGGCATACCGAAAATCTCGCCGAAGGAATCCCAGAATGCCAACATGTTTTTCTTAGGAATGGTCTGCGTGGCAGCCTTCAGATACAGTCCGAGGTCGTCAGGCCGTCCGGCTTCTATGAGCCAGTCAGAGAATGGGGCTGAGTGGTAGTCGATGCCCGCAGTCCAGTCCTGCCCGAGCTGTTGAATCACACGGCCGTATTCTGGAATGACATGCTTCCGTGGAATGAGCTTCACATCCGTATAGCAAGGACATCCGTCGCCATCTGTGGTGAGGTCGCCAAGTTCGATGAGCGAGTGTCCCCAAAGATTGGCGGCAAGCGCGTATTCGAGCATTTGCTTGAACCAAGCCTGGTCGAAATAGTGGTGTGCCTCCTCGTTCTCATTACCCTTTGCATCGACCAGTTTGAAGGACTTCGCCATGACGAATCCTACACGCTGGCGAACACAGCCCGATAGGTGAAGGTCAATATCTACATCGCGGTATATGTCGTAGAGACGTTGGCGGTTCGGGCTGTCCACATTTATAGCCATCTGCCAGGCGTTGCGCCAGTCGGCAATGTCCCTGCGTGTAAGCGCATCGGTGGTGCGTTGCAGTTCGATGACCATCTTCTTTATGCGCTTGCGGTCAGACGACTTCGCAAGGTTGAAGTCCCCGTTTGGCGTGTGCAGTATATTTTGACTGCCACCTCCGAACATACCGCTGAAAAAGTTCTTTATATCCATAGCGTTACCAGTTATGTCGTAATTGTTTCTGTGAACCGAATATGAGCAAGTCGCCAGTCGGTGTGCCGTCCTCGTCGGTGTTGAGCGGCAGGTCGGGGATGATTTTTCCGGCTTGCACGCCTTCCAGCCACTTTATGGCACGCTCGTAGCGCTCCTTGCGTATTTCGCTGCCCATCTTTTGGGGCATAGCGGCAATCATGTGATAGAGCGCAATGTCGGCGGCATACATTACCACCAAACGGTTGCGGTTTTCGCCTTCAGCCGAGAACACCGCTTCCGTGTCGTATTTTGGTCTGAGGTAGCCGGCAATCTCCTCGCAAGCCTCCAGTTCCGCATTGTCGCGTATCTCCTGCGATGCCTGCGACACGACCTTCAGCGCATTTTCGCCTATGACCACTCTGTAGTCCTCTTCCGTGATAAACATAGTAAGCCTCCTTCCTAATGCGTCACATAAATGGCACGACGCTCGATGTCGGCAACCTTTACACCCTTACGGAAGCGGTGCTTGGCAACCAGTTCGCGGATGGTGCGTTTCGGTACGACCTTCAGCGAGCCGTTCATGTAAATCACATAATACTTCATGCCAAGCAGCTTTGAGAGCTTGTTGGCTTTCTTGATGGCACGCTTGCACTGCCATCCCCAGATAATGTCCTTTATTACTTGTATCATTGTTACCAAATGTTTTTGGCGGTCGGTCTTTTGCCGAACACCGGTTTGAAACTTTCCTGTCTTGTATTGCGCTGGAGTATCCATATTGCGCCTTCATCAGCGTCAGGCGCATCGTCATGCACACGGCTGCCACGCTCCAACGCCAACGTCTGTTCTATGCCCACCTGCATATCGGGGTCTTCCTTCTTGCGCTCGTTGTACCAGACAAAGCCACGTTCCCAAAGAGGACTGACCGCCTCGATACGCTGGATTTTGTCTGGCTTCTTTCGCTTGTCGGGCATGATGGGCAGCTGGTAGCCACGCAGCTCACCTTCCACGGCAAACTCGTCCAAAATCACATCCTGCATGAAGTTCGCTTCCATGAAGAACTGAATAGCCACCGTGTCGCGTGTACGCTCGTAGAGGTCGTATAGCCATCGAACCATCTCGCTGACTGTCGCCTGGCGCACGAAACTGTCTATGAGATGCAGTTCCGAGCCAATCTTTCCCCAAACGCGGCTCGCCTTGTAGTCGTTGGAGGTTGTCGATTTGAACGACGGGTCGGTATAGCACACAATCATGTCGTACTTTTCGAGCTTTGGCAAACGCTTGTATCGAATCCAATCCGCACGGAAGATCGTACCATCCACGATAGGGTTGTGCATCATCTCCTTCTCCCAGGCACGATAGCCCACGAAGTCGCGGTAAGCCTGCGCCTCCTCTTTGGTCCATTTCTCTTTCCATACCGGTTCTCCGTTACGATCGACCGCTACGATTTTAGAAAGGAACACTCCCTTTGTACGTGAGAGATTGTAGAGCACAGAGTTCTTGCTGATGAGGTTGCCCACCATAATGAAGCGTCCACGACCCACATCAAGCGCACCAAAGAGAGCTTCCTTCACCCAATCGGTGAGGTCGTGTACGAGTTTATCATTCTTGCAAAGCTGATCGTCGTCAAGGTCATCAATGACGATGTAGTCAGGACGAGATTCACGGTCACGCAGACCACGAGGCGACTGTCCACGACCGCAGGCAAGGAACTTCACACCGCTCTTTGTCTTGAACTCGCCCTCCTGCCATCCGCCGTCGTTCTTCTGCTGTCCGAAGTCGGCAATGAGACGCTGGTTGTATTCCAGTTCCGCTTGAATATCTCCAAGCAGTCGGTCGGCATTGTCCTCCGACTTCCCGACAACCACCATAAAGTTGATAAGCCGCTTCGGTTGGAACATCAACCAGAGCGGCGTGAATACATCAAGGTGGGTCGATTTGGCGTGACCGCGTGGCCACATGAATACAGCCTTCAAGTCGGGCGTGTTTCGGACCTTGCGTGCAGCTTCGTTGTGGAACGGAGCGTTGTGAATGGTGCGTATGACCTCACCGGTCGTCTTGTCACGCAATTGCAGGAAGTGTGGAAAGTAATACTCGCAGAACGCTGCGTAGTTGTTGAGCAAGCGTTTGATACGCATGTCCCTTTCTACTGGCGTTTCGCTTTTCAGGAGTGACGTGTCCGTAATGGCTTGCACTTGCCGGCATCGCTCTTTCCACTCTTCGTATGCCTTTTTCTTTTCCGCTGCTGTTGCCATAGGCTGCCTCCACTATTTTATGCCCATCTGTTCTGTGATGTACATGTCCTGGTACTTGTTGATTACACGCATCAGTTCTGGAGTCACCTCCGGGTCTGTCTGCGAGCGGTACTCCAGCCACTTGGAGAACGCCATGAACACCTCGATGGCATCCACCACATTAGCCTTCTTGTCGAGTTTCTCGATGACCGACGAGAGTTTTGCCAACTTGTCGCCAAGTCCAGCTATTAGTGCAGGATCGTTGGAGTCGTTCACCTGTGTAATGAGTGTGTCGATGGTGAGCAATAGTTTGTTCACCAGTTCGGGGCGTGTGATGTTCTTGGCGGCACGAGCCTCTTTCCACCCCTCGGCTGAGCACCATTTGGATATGGTGACGCGCGACACGTCCACCTTCTCCGCAATCTCCTGCTGCTCCATACCCGAGAGATAGAGCGTGCGTGCCAGTGATTTCTTTTTTTCAATATCTGCCTTTGTCATGTTGATAAGGTTTTTTGTTCACATCAGGGCATACCACGCCCCGATTCCTTATGCAAAAGTGCCACGATTTCGGTGGCTCTCCAAAAAAGTGTGCAATGGTTTCATAGAAGTGTGCAACCATTGCACACTTTTTTGGCGGACAGACAATTACCTCGTAATATTGCACTGCGAATCGGGCAATGCAGCCCAGAAAACGACAATGATATGAGTAAAGGAAAACGCGTAAGAATAACCAACGACAGCCTGAACAGCTACGGCACAAGAGTACTGACAGCTGGCATGAACGTGGAGCAGTATCAGCGCAACCCCGTCCTACTGTATATGCACGAGCGTGGTAATGTGATAGGCTATGTGAAAGACCTGAAGGTGGAGGATGGTGAAGTGACCGGCGAATTGATGTTTGACGAAGCATCCGAACTATCCACACGCTGTAAGAAGCAGTATGAGTTCGGCAGTCTGAAGATGGTGAGCGCAGGGCTTGACATATTGGAGACGAGTGAGGACCCCGAACTGCTTGTGCAGGGTCAGACCAGTCCTACCGTCACCAAGAGCAAACTGTTTGAAGTCAGTCTGGTGGATATCGGAGCCAATGACGATGCCATCGTGCTGCAGAAGGACGGCAAGAAGATAACTCTCGGCAAGGACAGCGAGTGTCCCTTGCCAATGTTGAACAATAATAATCAAAAACAAATGGAACAGAAACAGTATGCCCTACAGTTGGGCTTGCCGGAAACGGCGACTGATGCGGAGATTACCGCCAAGCTCAGCGAGCTGAATGCCGCTAAGCAAGAGAACGAGAGACTCCAAAAGAAGAAGGAGACCCTCACGCTTGCCAGTATCACTGCCGTCGTGGAGAAAGCAGTCGGCGAGAAGCGTATCGCCACAGACAAGAAGGAAGAGTTCATCAACCTCGGCAAGGAAATTGGCCAGGAGAAGTTGGAGCGCATCATCTCTGCCATGTCGCCACAGATGAAACTCAGTGCCGTTATCGGCCACCAGGGTGGAGCTTCAACCCAGCAGCCCGCCACATACAAGAAACTGAGCGATGTGCCGTCTGCCGAACTCCTTACACTCCGCAAAGATCAGCCCGAGGAGTATAAGCGACTCTACAAGGAGGAATACGGCATGGAGTGTGAACTTTAAGTACAAACCAATAATACAAAAAGAATGAAAACAATTTTGACCATGATTACGGCTTTGCTGTTCAATGCGTTTACAGGAGCCGTGTTCGGTATGACTTTGGGCGTGTCGCCCGTGGCTGGTGCAGTAGGTGCCAATGCCATCGCATTAGCCGTAAGCGGTGCAATGCCAGTGGGCGTGGCACGCGAGGGCGTGCTGAAGGAGATCTGGACTGGTGAGTTGGTTAAGTCCTTGCGTGAGTTTCTCGATGGAACTTGGCTTGATGGAATCCCCGATAGTTCAAGCATTGTTGACAATGATGTGATTCACTTGGTGGAGGTAGGCGTTGACCCTGACGTGCTTGTCAACAACACCACCTACCCAATCCCCTTGCAGGCACTTGACGACAAAGACATTGCCATTCAGCTTGACAAGTTCCAGACCAAGGTGACCCCAATCACCGATGATGAGTTGTACGCTATCAGCTACGACAAGATCGCCCGAGTGAAGGAGAGTCATTCAAACGCCATCAACGATGCCAAGTTCGCCAAGGCTGCACATGCGCTCTGTGCTCAGAAGAATACAGCGAAGACTCCAGTGCTGACCACTACCGGCGAACGTGATGCTGCTACTGGTCGTCTCAAAATGACCGTCAAGGACCTGCTTGCGATGAAGGCAGCCCTCGACAAGTTGGGCGTTCCGACCACCAACCGTCGCCTCGTGTTGTGTACCGACCATGTGAACGACCTCTTGGAAACAGACCAGCGCTTTAAGGAGCAGTACAACATCGACCGCAACACCGGCAAGGTGGGCAAGCTCTACGGCTTTGACATTTATGAATTTGCCAATACCCCTTATTATACATCCAAGGGAGAGAAGAAGGCAGTCGGCGACAAGGGAGAGACCGCAGGCGATTTCCACTGCTCATTTGCATTCTATACACAGCGTGTGTTCAAGGCTACAGGCTCCACCAAGATGTACTGGAGCGCTGCTGAGAACGACCCTGAGTACCAGCGCAACAAGGTGAACTTCCGCCACTACTTCATCTGCATGTTCAAGAAGGCAGATGCAGGTGTCGTGATGACCAGCGGATATAAAGCTGAAGCGTAATGGCGAGAATGAAGTATTTAGTCCTACACTGCACAGCCACCCCTGAAGGCCGTGAGGTAACCTCTAAGGAGATACGCCACTGGCACACTGACCCAGTAAGCAAGGGTGGGCGTGGCTGGAAGCAGGTAGGCTATACCGACCTGATACACTTGGACGGCAAGGTGGAACGTCTTGTCGATAACAATGAAGATGCGGAGGTAGATCCGTGGGAAGTGACCAACGGTGCCAAGGGTTACAACAGCGTGAGCCGCCATGTGGTGTATGCCGGTGGCTGCACCAAGGATATGAAGCATCCCAAAGACACGCGCACCCCTGCGCAGCTGAAGGCGATGACCGACTATGTGCGGAACTTCCATCAGCGCTTTCCGCAAATCAAGATTGTAGGTCATTGTGACCTTCCGGGCGTGAATAAAGCCTGCCCTGCCTTCGATGTAGCCAAGTGGCTCAAGTCAATAGGAATATACCAACAGTAAAAATATGGATGGCATGAATATCAGCGAAGTCCTGAACGTCCTCCTTGGCGGAGGTCTGGTGGCTACCATTGTTGCAATATGCACGCTGCGGGCTACCATAAGGAAAGCGAAAGCGGAATCGATGAAGGCGGAAGCCGATGCCGAGACGGTGCGTATGGACAACGCCGAGCATGCCACCCGTATCTTGGTAGAGAACATCGTGAAACCATTGAAGGAAGAACTCAATGAGACAAGAAGATACCTCGAAGCCTCGAAACGCGAGATGGCGCGTCTCAGGAAGGCTATCGACACTGCGAACAGTTGCAAGCATCATGATGACTGCCCTGTTCTTGTCGGGCTGCGCGACAAGCCGAAAAGCGAGCGTGGCCACGGAGGAAAGCGTGAAACAAGTATCCGCGGACACCCTCCAGAGCGAGGTGCGTCAGACATGGACGGAGACAGTACCGCAGGAGGAGGCCAAGCTGGAGATACCCCTGGCGGAACTGACTAACCTGCCCGAAAAGGCAGAGTTCCGGGCCAAGAACGGACGAGCCAGCGCAACCGTGCAGAACAAAGGTGGCATCATCGTGGTGTATGCCACTTGCGACAGTCTGCAACGCCAGTGCGAGTACTATGAGCGCCAGATGGCGAGCTACAAGAAAGCATTGGAGCAGCAGAAGAATGAAGCCAGAACGGAAAAGGAACGCAGTTCAAATCCGTGGAAGATGCTTCTCATCGCCTTTATTGTCGGAGTGGCGACCGGCACAGTATTAACAATCATAACAAGAAAGATATGGCAACAAGTGTTTTAGACGGAACTGACCTTATCCTTTCCATAGGTGCCAATGCCCTCGGCTTTTCCACCGGTTGTAAGGTGAACACGTCAGCGGAGACCGGTGAACGTGTGACTAAAGAGGCATCTGGTGGCAAGTGGAAGGAGTCTTACATCAAGAGTTTCTCCGAGCAGATTACCGCCGATGGTGTTGTGCTTACTGACGGCACGGACGAGGTGCCTTCGTATGACCAGTTGAAGGACGCAATGCTTAAGGGTGAGCCCGTGGAGGCAGCGTACAATCTGCGTGAAGGAGACAAGCGCACCGGTAAAACCACTGGCGGATATAAAGGCAAGTATCTGATTACCACTCTTGACCTTGACGCACAGGCTGGTGACGATGCCAAGTATTCAATCACACTTCAGAACAGCGGCAAGGTGGAAAAAGTAGGTACGGGTATCACAGACACCACTCAGCAGACTGAATAACAACATCGCGTATGAAAAAGACAAAAATCAAGGTTGGCGACAAGGAGTTCCCTTGCCGTGTGACCATGGGCGCAATGGTGCGCTTCAAGAATGAGAGCGGTAAGGACGTGAGCAAGCTGGAGAAAACCAATATCTCCGAGCTGGTACTGTTTGTTTACTGCTGCGTGAAAAGTGCGTGCAATGCTGACAAGGTGGAGTTTGACTACGACTTCCAGAGCTTTGCTGACCTTATGGAGCCCGACGCAGCGAACTCCTTCTACGAGGATATGGGCGGTGAAGAAAAAAAAACGACCAACCAGGCGGAAAAGAAGTAAGCGTCGAGGAACTGTTGGGTATGGCATTGGGGTGCATCGGGATGAGCAGAGAAGACTTTGAACGATGTACCCCTTTTGAGTTTTACAAGGCATGGGAGCGATGGGCGGAAGCCAAGCGCGATGCGGAGCGCAACGAGTGGGAACGCACAAGAGTGTTGGCGCTCTTTGCCATCCAACCCTATGCAAAAAGCAATCTTCAAGCGCATGACGTTCTACCGTTCCCTTGGGATGAAAAGCAGGAAGAAAAGCGTGAGGAGGTGAGCAAGGACGAGTTCAATGCACGCTTTGAGGCAGCCAAGAAACGTTACGGACTGAAATAAGAAAAGACAATGGCAAAAGCAGTAGAATTTAGAATAAACATCAAGAGCGAGGACGGCGGTGTTCTGAAACGTCTGACAGTGGAAGCCGACGGTCTTGACGACATACTCTCCGAGGTGGGAAATACCGCTGTGGCCACTGGCAACAGACTGCGCGAGATGGCAGACAAGAGCCTTGTGTTCGATACAGCCGTCCGCTCGATCCGCGACCTCAGTGACATGGTGGGCGGACTTGCCGAGCCTTTCGACAGTTTTGAGACTGCCATGCGCAGTGCCAACACCATGGCAGGAAAGAGTGGGGACGAGTTTGAAGCACTGACTGGGCAGATAACGGAACTGAGCAAGAACATACCGCTTGCGCGTGAGGAACTTGCCAACGGCTTATACCAGGTTATATCCAATGGCGTGCCCGAGGATAACTGGATAGAGTTCCTCAACAAATCAAGCCGTAGTGCGGTTGGTGGTATTGCGGACTTGGGAGAGACGGTGACCGTTACTTCCACGCTCATCAAGAACTATGGTCTGGAATGGGATCAAGCAGGAAACATCCAAGACAAGATACAGATGACGGCCAAGAATGGTGTGACCAGCTTTGAGCAGTTGGCGCAGGCATTGCCCCGTGTGAGTGGTAGTGCATCTCAGCTTGGTGTCTCCATGGACGAACTGATGGCAGTGTTCGCCACTACAACGGGTGTGACTGGTGACACGGCTGAAGTATCCACTCAGTTGGCTGCCGTGCTCAACTCACTCATCAAGCCATCTGCGGAAGCTACGAAAGCTGCCAACGAGATGGGCATCGGTTTTAATGCGGCCAGTATTCAGGCTGCTGGTGGTTTGGAGAACTTCCTGCTCGGTTTGGATGCAAGCATACAGGAGTATTCGGCAAAGACCGGACAGTTGAGTCAAACCATTTACGGACAGTTGTTCGGCAGTGCTGAAGCAATGCGACTACTCGGTTCGCTGACTGGCGAACAAAAAGAAAAGTTTTCGCAGAACATTGGAGCGATGGCAGACTCCGCAGGAGAGATAGATGCAGCCTTCGACAATATGGCATCGACGGGGGAGAGCCTACGTCAGACGCTTGCTAACCAGATGCACGCCATGATGGATTGGGCTGGCTCAATAGCCAGTACCTCCGCCCCTTATGTGGAATGGATAGCTAATAGCGGCATCGCCCTCATGAGTATGGTGCAACTCAGCGGCGGCATCAAAACTGTGGTGGCAGGACTGAAAGCTGTGAAGGTGGCCACGCTTGCGCAAGCAGCTGCAGCAAAGGTGGTGGCTGTCGCATCCAACCTTTGGAAGGTGGCACAGATTGCCCTGAATTTTGTGCTCAGTGCCAACCCCATCGGTATTGTCGTGATGGCTATAGCGGCACTTGTAGGTGCATTGATAGCGGCGTACAATAACTGTGAGACCTTTCGCAATATCTGTGATGCTGTATGGGCAGCGGTGAAGAAAATTGCATCAGCCGTATGGGACTTTCTTGTCAAGGCATTCGAAAAAGCGAGTGCCGTGATAAAGAAGGCATGGGAATGGGTGAAGAAGTTCTTCGGCATAAAGGACGAGACCACAGCAAGGCAGACGGCAGATTTGGAGAAAAATACAAAGGCCACGCAAGCGAACACCAAGGCAAAGACTGCGAACGCCCAGACTGCCTTGAAGAACAATAAGAAACAGAACGCCCCCTCAACAGACAGCGGAAACGGCAGTGGTAAATCGGGGAACCAGGACAAATACAGCGGAAAGAAGCTTATCGCCAATGCCACGAGTTACAAGGAACTTGGCAACAACATCCAGTACTACCAGAACAAACTGGAAACTGCCAACGGAACGGACACCAAGACCATTGCGCTTTATGCAAAGAAAATCGCAGCCTTGCAAAAGCAGCAGGATGCGATAACGCAGTTGCAGGATGCGGCAAGCCGTCCCACCGAACTGAAAACCCTGAAGGACATCGATGCAGAAATCACTTATCAACAGGGATTGAGGGAGAAAGCCTCTGCCGATGAACTTGCAGTAATCGATGCTGAAATACAGCGGTTGAATGACCTTAAAACGGCGTTTGAACGCAGTTCGCATGTTGATGTAGGTTTAGACAAGATACAGACATACCGCCAGCTTGAAAAAGAGCTGCAGTATTATACAGACTTGTTGAAAACCGCTACAGAGACAGAGCGCATCGAGATACAGAAGCAGATAAATGCCCTTAACGACCTGAAGAAGAAATGGGACGATACTCTTGATGAACTGAAGAAGCCGGAGGACATCTCCCGACTGAACACCATCCGTTCGCTGGATGATGCCATCAGCTACTACCAGACCAAGCAGAAGAACGCCAGCGCATCGGAGATTGACGACATACAGCGCACGGTGTTGGAACTGGAGAAGAAACGCGATGCCATGAAGCAACTCACGCGCATTCCCGAAATGGAGGAAGAAGTGGCGAAGCTCGACAGTATGGAGGGCAAGACGCTGACCCTCGAACTGAAAACCATTGGGCTTGATGGTGTAAAGAAACGCATCAAGGAACTCCAGGATATGTTGGCTGACACGAAAAGTCCTATGGACGAGTCGCAGCGAGCCTCCATACAGAAGCTCATCGGCAGTTACGAGGATTACGAGAAGCGCATCCGCAAAAGCAATGTCACGTTAGGTAAGTCGTGGAGCACGGTCAAGGGTGTGGGCAATGGTGTCTCCTCGCTCACCGATGCGCTGCAAGGCAACCGGGACGCATGGTCCACGATTACTGGCGTCGTCGATGCTGCCATTCAGATATATGAGGGCATCAACGGCATCATTTCAATTATTCAGGCCTTGACCGCCGTAACAGGTGTCTCCAACACTGTGACCGCTGCAAGTGGAGTGGCAGCGACCACAGCTGCTACGGCAAAAGTAGCGGCAGCCCCTGCAGAGGTAGCGGCATCGGTAGCTACGATGGCGGCAGTAAAGGCAGAGGCGATGGCGTACCGCGAACTTGCAGCTTCAGAGTTTATGGCTGCACACGCTTACATTCCGTTTGCTGGTGCTGGCATCGCAGCTGGATTTATAGCCATGATGCAAGGGCTTGTTGCTTCGGTTGCCGTGACACCATTCGCCAACGGCGGTATTGTGTATGGCCCGACCTTGGCGCTGATGGGCGAGTATGCTGGAGCGAAAAGCAACCCGGAGGTGATAGCACCGCTGAACAAATTGAAGTCGCTTATCGGTAATAATGGTGGCGGAGGTGGCGGCGTGTACGAGCTGAAGGTTAAAGGCAGAGACCTTGTGGCGGTGCTTGCCAACGAGACGAGAATAAATAGAAAAGGAACAAACATCAAAATATAAGGAGCATGTATCTGCACGGACATTTTTACAACCAAAGGGAAGAGCGCATCGAGGTGCATATACTGACTGGTGGTGACCGTACTAAGGAAACTGTCATTGGTGAGAAGAATGGGGAACTGTCGTTTACTGATGATCCAGTGGAACTGACGAGTCAAGTGAACGATACGTTTGACCACTTGCTCTGCCAGCAGGCTACTGTACGCCTTCTGGCGCGGAACTTCGTGCCGGACTTCTTCTGTGCCTCATGCCGTGACGCTGTGGTGAACATCTACCGTGAGGGGGAATGTCTCTTTGCCGGGTTTATCGAACCGCAGAGCTATTCGCAGGGCTACAACGAGGAGTTTGACGAGATAGAGTTGAGCTGCATCGATGCACTGACGGCATTGCAATATGCTAAATATCGTGATGTCGGCTCGCTCGGTGTACTGTATAATGTAGTAAAGGCGGAGGCGGAACAGCGCACATTCTTGGCGATGCTGAAAGAGATATTGGGCGGAGTGACGGCTGAGCTTGACATCGTGGGTGGTAATGCCATGCGCTACCTATACGATGGGAGTAAGGCTGTGGATGATTTGGCTGGTAACCATTATGCGATATTCGGGCAGCTGACGGTAAGCGAGTTGCTTTTTCTTGGTGATGAGGAGGATGACGTATGGCAGCAGGATGAGGTGTTGGAGGAGATACTGAAGTACCTGAACCTCCACATCGTGCAGGATGGGTTCACGTTTTATCTGTTCTCCTGGGAAAGCGTGAAGGGCGACGAACGCATCTACTGGCGAGATTTGCTGACTGGCGCAAGCGTGACGACGGCCCGGCAGACAACGGACATCGTGACTGGTTTGGTGACAGACACGGATACGACGATAAGCGTAGGGGAGGTGTACAATAAAATTATGCTGACTGCCAAGGTGGAGAGTATGGAGAGTGTGATAGAGAGTCCGCTTGACAACGATCTTCTGAAAAGTCCCTTCAGCAACAAGCAGAAGTACATGACGGAATACAGCAGTGATGGTGAGGGTTCGAAAGCAATAAATGCCTTTGACGCAATGACTCACGGACAGGAAACCTCTTATAGTGGTGGTTGTGTAACTGATTGGTATGTGCAGATGATGAACAACAGTCAGTGGCTGTTCCCAAAGAGCGGGAGCGGTAACCTGATGGAGGAATACTGTAGTGAGGGGCGAAACCAACATATACTGCCGAACTGGTTGGCGAAGAACCAGGGTGCTGCCATCATGGCACTTGGCAAGGTGGAGAAGAAAACGGACGGAAAGGACAACTCCCCGACATCGAAAGTGGAAATGACGAACTACCTGGTAGTGAGTGTGAACGGCAACTGTGACGACAAGGAGGCAACTACCTATCCTAATACCAACTCGCTAAAGGCAGGCATACCGAGGGCAGTGTATAACGGTAGCATGACTGGTGGTGTCTTTTCGCCTACAGACGAGGGCACGACGAACTACATCGTGTTGAGCGGAAAACTGGTGCTGAACCCAGTGATGGCATTGACGGACACCTACAAAGCAATATACAACTATGACGGTGGAATATGGGGAAACAACCCACTGTTTTCAGGTATCAAAAAATGGTTGGGCATGACGGTACCAAGCCGAAACAACGGTGACGGGCGATACTACACGCAGCAGTGGTGGAAGGCAGCAATGCCTAATGAGACCGTGGCATGGGATATGGAAACGGCGCACGGCTTTGTTCCGTTCACAGATACCGGCCCTCAGTTGTATGAGTTCAAGTATAGTGCCATCGGAGACGGCAGCGACCATATATCAAAGGTGGGTATGCTGGCATGTATGCTGATAATAGGAGATAAGTGCGTTGTGGAAAAAGGCACGGAAGGACAGGTGACGGACTTCGAATGGCGGAAGTATAAAACGCTGGAGGAGTGTTCCAATGAGGACGAATACTACCAGCAGTGTTTTACGATAGGTTTTGACCCGAAAATCGGTGACAAGATAGTTGGTACCAAGTTCGATTTGCAAAACAACGTGAACTATGAGCTCGGCATCGATGCAGAGGGTATAGCGATACCAATCAAGAAGGCAGATAAAGTGAGCGGTAGGGTTAAGTTTATGATCCTGGGACCAGTGAACGCATTGTGGGACGTGGTGACGAGACGGCACAAGACGTGGTTCAGACACACGAAATGGAACAGTACAACGATACCACTGCTGGCACACGTGAGCAGTATCATGGTGGAGCAGTTTGAAGTGAAGATATATAGCGACAACGGACTGGTGAACAACACTGGTGATAACGACCTCGTTTACATGAGCGACACAAAGGAGAGTTTTGTGAACGTGAAGGATGACATCGAAATGAAGATAAACTCAGCACTGACAGCAGCGGAGTGCCAGGCTTTGGACGTGACGGACAGCGTGAAGATGAGCACCCCATTGAACACGCTGACAGGAGAGGGACTGTTGGCGGTATATGACTATTCGAGGGGTATGAGCGCTAAGCCTGAGCAGTTGTATGTGGACTACTATTACAAAGAGTGGCATGCACCAAGGGTTGTTATGACGCAGAAGTTGACGGATACAGATGGTGGCATCGTGAGTTTGTTCGCTCACTATCGCCATCCCATGATGGATAAAACCTTCTTCGTGCAGGGCATCAGTCGCAACCTTGAGGAAGGATATGCAGAAATGACACTTAAGGAGATTGAGCAATGATAGACATCAAGGTAATAAAGAAACCAAAGAACGAGGGCAGTACGTCGGCACTGAGAACGAGCGGCACCGCTTATGGTGGCATGGCAGTGAAGGAGGCTGCGCATGCGGCCAAGGCAGACATCGCAGAACTGGCGAAGAATGCTACCCATGCCAAGGGCAGTGACCATGCGCTGGAAGCAGACCACTCGAAAGATGCCGACCATGCTGTGAACGCAGATGAGTCGAAACATGCTCTGGAGGCAGACCACGCCAAGGAAGCTGATAATGCAGACAAGTGGGATTACCGTGAGTTTGACGACTATCTGAATCAGCCAGTGAGAAAGACAGATGGTGTAACCTTTGACTCCGTGACCTCGGACAGCATAAGGAGCGCTGGGCAGTTTGTGGACGGACTGCTGGGCGCAGGGTTTCAACTGTGGAAAGGTGAGGATGGGCGCACCTACCTGACGGTGGATAAACTGACGGTGAGACAGACGATGGCCGTGATGGAACTACTCATCGAGAAGGTGAGGAGCGTTGGCGGTCAGATATGTGTGAGTGCGGCCAATGGACGTATCAAGACCGTGGAGGAATCGGACGAGCACTATCTTATCACCTTCGAGCAGGAGAATATGTTTGTACTGCACGACCTGGTGCGCTGTCAGACATTCACGGGCAAGGACCTGCGGAGTTACTGGGTAGAAGTGGCCGATGTTACGGAGGCCGGTATCGTGGTGGCGAAGGAGGAGTTCGAGGGCGTGGAACCGAAGGAGGGTGATGAGTGTGTGCTGATGGGCAACACGGTGAACACCGATCGCCAGAACATTGTGCTCATATCGGCAACCGAGGACGGGCAGCCGAGAGTGGACGTGATGGATGGCGTGAGTGGCAAGACCTTCGACAACGCTTTGCGTGCAAGGCTCGGCAACCTGGACGGCATCAAGGACGACAAGTTTCCGGCAGACCGCCAGCCACAGGGCAACGGCCTGTATGCAGACAACGCCTATATGAAGGGAACCTTCGTGCTGGAGACAGGCGAGGACGTGAAGACTCGGTTTGAGATAACGGAGGGCAAAGTGCAGAGCGCGATCGACAGCGTGAGGAACGATTTCCTAAGCGAGAAGGGCTATCTGAACAACCCGACGTTTGCATCGGGACTGGAGAAGTGGAACTCGGAGAATGAGACGGTGTTCTTCCTCGTCGGCAACAAATGGGTGTGGGCCAACGGCGCAGCACTGTCGAAGAAGGGTGACGGTGCGAGCGTGGTGACAGACATGGGACGCAAGGTGGTGCGGATACGCAACAAGTATATCCGACAGAAGCATGAGAATCTACGCTTTGTGCCGACATTTCCGACGAACGGCGACGGGAAGAAGGAAGCCTTGCCAGTGTATCTGAGCTTCTTTTATCGCTGCGCAAAGGCAGGCACGCTGAAGATTGGTTTTGAGAATGTTGACAAGACGAGCTTTGCGGACTTCAACAGTATGGAGGTAAGCGAGGAAATCGCTGCTACCGGCGGCTATGTGCAATACACCTGCAGCGGACTGTGGAACGGCACGGGCGACTTCAAACTGGCGTTTGACGGAGACATCTATCTTTATATGTTGGTGTTGAGCACGGACAAGATAGAGGCGCTGACGTACAAGTACAAAACGCTGTTCGAGCAGTCGGAGCGACTGGTGAAAATATCGGCAGCTGTGTATGACAAGGATGAGCGGGCACTGGAAGAGACGGGCTTAATCGTTACTTCCAAGGTGTCGGGGCTGTATGCAATCGATGTGGATGGCAACCTGAAATCCTTTGTCGGTGCTGGTCAGGACGGCGTTAAGATAAAGGCATCAAATATACAGCTGGAGGGACTTGTAACCGCCAATGAGAACTTTAAGATATTGGAGGACGGCAGCATTGAGGCGAAGAATGGAAAGTTTACGGGTGAAATAGAATCATATAAAGGCACCATAGGCGGCTTCACCATTGGTAATGGACGTATCGGATCGGAAGCCACGCAGAGCGGTGAAGGCGGTTCCCTTGCCATATATAGCAATTTCTTCCGTGTGGGTGGTAATGATGGCTATGTGATGTTCGGCAACGATGTAATACCGGGAACGGCAGGCGGTGCGTTCACTGCCACCGGGCGTATCGTAAATGAACACCCAAACACATATGGGAACTATGGCTTGGACCAGGCGAATTACGGTCTGTTTATCCATGTATCAGGCGGAACTAAGAACTACGGTATTTGGTCAAATGCTGCACTGATGGCACCGTCCTTTGTGAACACCAAGGCCAAGATACTGACCTTTGACCCGAATGCAACTTCTTATTCGGTTGATTTCTCGCAGGCCAACGTGATTTTGATGTACTTCAAGAAAGATAAGTCGTCAGGCGTGGAGGTAACGCTTCCAAGCGAGTCATCAGTGGCTGAAAAATTCGGATTAACCGAACTTCCTGAGGACTTTGCCACGGTTGTGACATTCCGGGTGCGTGCTGGGTCATTACCCATAACGCTGGACGGAATCTACGACCACAATGAGAACCTCACAAACTACAAAATGGCGGAAGGTGACAGCGTGACCGTGCTCATTAGCAAGGTGGACGGCTTCCGATACCAGATACTGAATCATTCAAGTTAAAAACAGAGATACGATGAAAAGGATAGACTTCGAGCATTTCAATGTTTATACATCGGTCAGTCGCAAGGTGGCACGGCCAATGGATGTGCGCGAAACATTTGCGGACATGATTTACAACAACGTGAACGGCATCAAGGCACATGCCCTCGCCCTGAAGATATACGAGAATAAGGGTGCAGTTGAATACACCGATGAGGAGGTGCAACTGATACGCACTGTTGCCGAGCAACTGTGTGTGCCCGGCTTCATTGACGGATTGAACGAACAAATAGGCAATAACAACAAAACCGAATGACTATGGCACTGACAGAAGAAGAGAAAAAGGAACTGGTCCAGGATGTGGTGAACCAAATAAAGACTGACAGCCAGAGTGTGGACGAGCTGGAAGCTGTGAGCACGCTGGACGGTGTGGTGAGCCTCCCTGCCATGAGAGGCGAGACGGTGGTGAGCGCCCCGTTGAAACTGCTGTCGAAACCTGCGGAAGATGCAGCAGCTGTCGCCAAGGCTTCTGCTGCTGTGGCTGACGCATCGGCAAAGAAAGCAGATACGGCAGCATCAACAGCGGAGTCTGCGGCCCAAACTGCCAATGATGCGGCAAGCAAGGCCACGGATGCCGCCCAGAAGACCAACGCTGCTGTGGCAAAGGCAGAAAGTGTGGAATCGGAGTACAAGGACACGGCACTGGCTGCGAGGAACGGCGCGACAGCGCGGTTTGACGGGCTGGTGGAAGGCGTGGAGATACGACTTGTATCATACCCCCAGATAGACGGTGTGTACTATGACACGGTGAACAAATCCTTCTGCGGGAAGAATGGTAACATATACTGCAATAACTGGTTAGGCGCAGACATGTACATGAACGATGTGCGCACGGAAGTACTGAAGGACAAGGCGTATGTGTGTGGTGGCGTGGTGTATGTGTGGAGCGATGAGGAAGAGAACCTGGTGGAGATAAGCGGAAGCGGCGGTGGCAACACCTATAACGTGACGGAGCAGGTTCCGCTGGAGAGCGGATACTATACGCTTGAGACCGCCATAGCAGCCGTGGAAGGAAAGGCTCGTGCGAAGGGACGCTGCATCACATACGAGACGGCACAGGGCAAATGGGAGACCAAGCAGTTCAAGGGCACGAACATCGAGAGCTGGGAGCAGGCGGCGAGCTGGGAGGACTTTGGCGGCGACGGCACGGTGAAGAGCGTGACGCTGAACGGCAAGAAGCTGGAGCCTGGCGAGGACGGCAACGTCGCCATCACCATCAGCGAGACTGAGGTGGACGAGAGCCTGAACGCAAGTTCGACGAACCCGGTGCAGAACGCAGCGGTGGCGGCGAAGCTGATGGAGATAGAGGCGAGCACCGTCTTGGGCATGAACGCCGAACTGAGTGATGACGGCAGCAGCGTGCGCCTGGCACTGACCAACAAGAGCGGTGCGGAGATAGCGTCTGCGGACATTCCGGCAGGAAGCGGCGGTGGAGGCGGTGACGCTTCGACCACGAAAATCGTGCTGGATGCAGCCGTCAGCAAGACCATCATCAAGGAAGGTGACAGCGCAATGCTGACATGGACGTATGACCACCAGTACAGCAGTGGTGACGAGAAAGGCACATCCACGGGCCAGAAGGCAACAGTCAGCATTGAGATGAAGAGGGGCGCGACCGTGATGTATGCAGACACGCAGCATGATGTTAGCAAGGGAACCTATACCCTGGATCTGACGAAATACCTGCTGCTTGGCACGACAGACATCTATGTGAGGGCTACCACAACCGACCCGACCACCGGCAAGACACAGACGAGGCAGAGCTATGTGAGCGTGAAGGCTGTGACCCTTGCGCTGAGCAGCAGCTTCAACATAGCCGAGTGTGTCGCCAAGGGCGGCTACGGCGTGAGCGAGGCGGTGAGCATCCCCTTTGCGGTGAGCGGAAGCGGCGACAAAACCGTGACGCTGTATCTGGACGGACACCAGTGGGACTCGCAGACGGTGAAAAGAAGCGGCACGACGAACGGCAGTTTCTCCTTGTCGATGTCGGGAGTGAGCATCGGGCGGCACACGGTGCAGATCGTCGCCGAGATGGAGGCGAGCTCGGAGCTGACGCTGAAGAGCGAGAGCATCTACTTTGACATTCTGAAGGCCGGACAGAACGCCCCGTATATCGGCACGAAGCTGACCTTCGGTGACGGACGCATTTTTGCGGACGACCATCTGACCCCGACTATTGAAACCGGCCAGTATGAGCAGGTGAGATTTGACTTTGTGGCGTATGACCCGACAACGACCCCGGCGACCGTGGGTGTGTGGCGAGACGGCATTCATACGCAGACGGTGAGCGTCCCGAGGACGACGCAGGTATATACAAACCGTTTCCTGGAGCAGGGCGATGTGGCCATGGTGCTGAAGTGCGGCACTACGGAATACAAGCTGAACGTGAAGGTGACGGAGAGTGGCATTGACCTGAGCGAGGCGACTGCCGGACTTGTGCTGAAACTGACGGCAGCCGGCAGAAGCAATGCCGAGAGCGAGCCTGCTGAATGGCGTTATAACGACGTTCAAACGGTGTTTGAAGGCTTTGACTGGCAGAGCAACGGCTGGACGGGCGACGCGCTGAAACTGACGAACGGGGCAAACATCGAGATAGGTTACAAGCCATTTGCCAATGACGCCACCACGACAGGTGCGACCTACGAGATGGAACTGACCTGCAGTAATGTGACCGACCGCAAAGGCACGGTGGTGGACTGCATGGCCGGCAATGTCGGTTTCAGACTGACCACGCAGGAGGCGTTGATGCGGACGGGCGCAGGCTCGGAAGTGGGCACTAAGTTTGCAAGCGGTATGACCCTGAAGATAGCCTTCGTGGTGCAGGAGAAGAAGGGCAACCGACTGATGATGCTGTATGTGAACGGCATCCTATGCGGCGCGAAGCAGTATGCCTCGACGGACTCGCTGCTCCAGGCAGAACCCACGAACATCAAGATCACGAGCGAGAGCGCGGACGTGGAGGTGCGTAACATGCGTGTGTACAACCGTGCGTTGGGTGATGATGAGGAACTGTCGAACTATATGGTGGACCGCCCGACAAGCGACGAGATGGTGGTGCTGTTCGAGAAGAACCAGGTGATGGACGACGAGGGCACGGACGTGGACATCGACAAGCTGAGGGCGATGGGCAAGAGCGTGATGAGGATCGTGGGCGACGTGAACCTGGTGAACCAGACGAACAACAAGAAGTTTGAGGTTCCGGTGGACATCTACTTCTACTCCGCCTACGGTAAGGAGTATGACTTCATCATCTACCAGTGCGGACTGAGGATACAAGGCACCTCATCGACGACCTACCCGAGAAAGAACTACCGCATATACTTCAGCCGCTCGACGAAGTACGGCACGAAGCTGTATGTGAACGGTGTGGAGGTAGCGGACTTCAAATATTCGTTCAAGCCAGGTGCAAGACCGATAGACATATTCTGTCTGAAGGCGGACTTCTCGGACTCTTCATCTACGCACAATACGGGTGCGGTGAGAGTGGTGAACGACATCTGGAAGAGATGCGGCTGGCTGACTCCGCCACAAATGGCCTACAAGGGCAACTATGATGTGAGAATCGGCGTGGACGGTTTCCCGATAGATTTGTTCTACGACAATAACGGCACGGGTGAGAACGTGTATCTTGGCAAGTACAACTTCAACAACGAGAAGAGCGGCAGCGGCATCATCTACGGCTTTGAGGGTATCGAGGGCTTCAATGACGAGGCTGCACTGAAGGGCGGGCGCAACAAGTGTATCTGCCTGGAGTTCCTGAACAACTCGGAGACATTGTGCCTGTTCGGTACGAGCAACATGGACACGTTTGACGACGCCCTGGAGTTCCGCTTCAAGGCCGACGACACATGGGCGACGGCGCATGAGGAGGACAAGGCGGCGGTGAAGCGCCTTTGGGAGTGGATATACTCGTGCAAGGGCAACCCGACGAAATTCCTGAACGAATATGCGGAATACTTCGGCAACGACTCGCCATTTGCATGGTATCTGATAACGGACTACTTCATGGCTGTGGACAACCGTGCGAAGAACATGATGCTCGTGACGTGGGACGGCAAGATATGGTACTTCATTCCATACGACATGGACACGGTGTTCGGTGAGCGCAACGACTCCGTGCTGAAGTACGACTACACTATCACGTGGGAGACGATGGACGAGAGCATCGGCTCGTATGCGTTTGCAGGACACGATTCCGTGTTGTGGGAACTTGTGAGAGGCTGTCCGGACAAATTGAGGGAGGTGGCAGACAAGCTGCGAAGCACCATGTCGCTGGAGTATGTGCTGAAGGTGTTCAATGAGGAGATGATGGGCAACTGGTGTGAGCGCATCTACAACAAGGACGGCATCTACAAGTATATCAAACCGCTGACGGAGGGTGTGACGACGGCAGACGGCACTACGAGTTACTATGACTACCTCTATGCGCTCCAGGGCAGCCGATATGCGCACCGCACCTATACCATCCAGAACCGCTTTGCATTGCTGGACAGCCAGTATGTGTGCGGTACATACAGAAAGGACAGTTTCGCGGCCTACTTCGGCTATAAGTTCGGAAGTGACAACCGGAAGATAAGAATCACGGCGAGCGAGAGGTATTTCTTCGGGTACGGCTACACGAGCGGTACTCCGCACGAAAGCGCAGTGCTGGCGGAGGACACGGGAAGCCAGGTGGAACTGACGCTTGACACGGACCTCATCGTGAATGACCCGCAATACATCTACGGTGCGAGCCGCATCATGGGGCTTGACCTGACGGACGTTAGCCATGCCATACTCCAGACTCTGAACTTGAACAACTGTTCCGCCCTGCGGGCGCTTGACGTGAGCTGCGGCCAGACACAGACAACGCTGAACGCATTGCTGGTGAACGGCTGCCGAAACTTGCGTACTCTGAATATGACCGGCTTGAAGTCAGGCAGCTTCACTGGCATAGACTTGAGCAACAACACGAAGCTGGAGACACTGAAGGCAGGCAAGACAGCCCTGACCGGCGTGAACTTCGCACAGGGTGCTCCGCTGACGAGCGTAACGCTCCCGGCAACGTTGCAGACACTGGAACTACGCTATCTGGGCAAACTGACGACCGGCGGTCTGACGCTGGAGGGCACAAGCAACATCAACAGGCTTGTGGTTGACAATTGTCCGGGTGTGGACTGGCAGACGCTGCACGCAAGGTGCGGAAACGTGAAGTACCTGCGTGTGACCGGCATCGACATGGAAGGCGACGGCAGCCTGCTGGCCTCACTGATGCAGACGGGCGGTGTGGACGAGGAAGGCGGTAACGTGGATTCCTGCCGACTGGTGGGCACATACCGTTTGACCCGTTACGTTGATGATGAGACCTTTGCCGCATATACTGAGCACTATCCTGAATTGAACATTGAGCAGCCGGAATACACAATGCTGGAGAGTGACGAGAGCGTGGCAGACGATGCAAACCTCTCGAACTTGGATAACGGCACAGGCTACAAGTACGGCAACGACTACAAGCCAAGCGGCCATGTGGCAGCGATATTGAAGAACCGCCACAGAGTGCTTGCTAAGGTGACAAAGAAAGCGACCACGAGGAACGTGAACATCGCAAATGTCGATACCGTGGTGAACAATCTGGACGGCGAGATGACTTACATGGAGCTTGACGATAAGGACAGCACCAAGTATGCCGACGGGACCCCTGCCAAACTTGACGGCAGCGAGGGCGACCTGATGATGCACGAGCCTTTCTTCTGGAGCAAGGGTATCAATGACTTCTTGAACAGCAAGGACTACAGCTGCTACAGCTCGAAGGATAAGGATCACATGCCGGCGGTGCCAAATGTGGACGTATTGACGCTTGATGACATCAAGGCGGTGCAGGGCGGTTACACTAAAGGCAGGAAAGTGATGAGTGGCAGGGATACCATAACAAATGCCATGAGTACGGACAGTTCTTATTCGGTGTGTGTGGTGGATGTGTCGAAGCACAAGCGTGTTCGCTGGCCGAGTGTGCCAGGCACGAACCTTGTGGGCAGCGCATTTGCCGACGTGAACGGCAATGTGGTGAAGAGCGTCGTGGTGCCAACGTTGGGAAACAGATTTGAGGCTGGCATGTATCTCATCAGCGATGTGCCTGAGGGAGCCAAGACTTTGTACTTCTCTATATTGAACACAGCCGAGTTTGACAAGGTGGTGCTATCCAACAGCAGCAAGATAGAGGATATGGAGCCTGAATGGTTTGCGAACGATGAGCATCTGTGTGCTGTTGTGGGCAGTTCTGTTGTGGGCAGCAAGCTGCGTGCCTGCATAACCGGCGGCAGTACCACTGCAAGCATGACATGGACGGACTTCCACTATTACAGCGTGCAGAGGGGTATGCAGCAGATAGATGCACTGATGCATTTCCGCATTGCGAACCTTGCATACGCGAAGTATGGCAGGAGGAACATGCAGGAGGTGTGTGGCGCAGGCTCGCATACGAATATGCGCACGACCGGCGGTACGATGTCAAGAGGCATGCAGGACACCATTGGCTATGAGGGCGCAAAGGCAATCAACCAGAATGTGACAAATAGTCTGGTGGACGAGAACAGAGTGCACCAATATGCCTGGTATATAGACAAGGATGAGTATGGTGCTGCAAAGGTGACGCAGGTGAACAATATCTGCTGCCTGGGCTATGAGGACATCTACGGACACAAGTATGACATGATGGACGGTGTGGACTTGCCGAACACGAGCGGCAACGAGGGCAAGTGGCGCATCTGGATGCCCGACGGCAGCACTATCATGATAAAGGGTACAACGAATAGTGGTAACTGGATAACGGCAGTGGCTCATGGAAGGCTGATGGCGGTAGTGCCGGTAGGCTCGATGAATGGCTCGTCGAGCACATACTATTCGGACATGTACTGGATAAGCACAGCCA